GCCGACGAACTTTCCCTGGGCGTCGAACACGTTCAGCCCGAGCGTCTTGATCGCTTCCTGCGCGGGTTTGCTGGTGCTGGTCAGCGAGAGCAGCGCGGACTTCAGCAACGTGCCGGCGTCCGAGCCCTGGATTCCCCGGTTCGCGAGCAGCGCCAACGCCGTTGCCGTGTCCTCGATCGAGACACCGAACTGGGCCGCGACAGCGCCACCGGACTGGAACGCGGCAGCGAAATCGGTGATCTCACCTGAGGCGGCGTTCGCGCTGTTGGCCAGCACGTCGGCGACCCGGCCCGCCTGATCGGCCGACAGGTTGAACGTGTTCAGGGCGTTCGACTGGATCTGCGCCGCCGACGCCGCGTCGATCTGCGCCGCCGCGGCCAACTGCAGGGTGCCCTTCGCCGCCGACATGGCCTCGTCGACCGTCAGCCCGCCCTTGGCGAGCTCCGTCATCGCGAGTGCCGCGTCCACGGCCGACGTCGCCGGCAGGGTCAGGTCCGCGCCGAGTTCGGTGGCCCTGGCACCCACCTGGGTCATCTGCTCGGCGGTCGCCCCCGTGACCGCCTGCAGCGTGTTCATCGAGTTCTGGTAGTCGATGCCCAGGTCGATGATCTGTTTCAGCCCCGACGCCGCCGCGACCGTCCCGGCGGCGAGACCAACACCGAGCGCCTTCCCGGCGGCGGTGGCGACGCCGCCGGCGGCGCGGAGCCCGGCACCGAGCTTGGAGGGGAACGCCTTGAGGTCGGGCTCAACGAGGATGTCGATCTTGCCGCCGGGCATGACACCCCCTTTGATCTGCAGTTATTTGCGTGCCGGACGGTCAGGGCTCGGGTCAGAGGCCGAGGTAGTCGTCGAATTCGTCCGAGGTCACCCATCGCTTCCCGACGGGTGTCTCCTCACCCGGGCTGCCGAACTGGGCCACGAGCGCCTCGTACGCGGCGCCGTAGCGCTTGGCCACCGACTCGGGGCGGTGCGCGACAGGTGGGATCAGCGGGATCGGCGGCGGTTTCCGCTTCGCGGCCCGCTTGGTCTGCGGGTCGTCCGGATCCGCGATCGACTTGGCGTACTCGTGGTTGAGCCAAAACGTGCACAGGTCGACGAGCTCGGCGATGTTGGCGGCGTAGTGGTTCCAGTCCCACAGGTCGCCGGCCTCGGCTCGAGCCAGCGCCGAGTCCGGTGGGAGTGCCCGCAGGGCAGCGAGCAGGTCCCGGGCTGGCCACGTCCGGGCGGCATCGGACAGGTCGGCCTTATAGAAGCGGCGGAAGTCGGCGCGGGCAGCGTCCCGGCGGTCCCCGGTCAGGGACGCTAGGACGCCTGCACTTCCCCCCGCTTCTCACCCGACTCGTCGATCAGCCCGGCCGCAGACATGATCTTCTTCAGGGCGAGTTCCATGCGCTTGCGCGGCATCGCCTCGAGCGCGTCGTTGAGCTGTTCGCCCAGCTCGCGCCCCCCGACAAGCTGCCCCAGACAGCCGGCGTCGTCCTTCGTCGCGGCCAGCTCCCAGTACGCGCGGATCTCCACGACGGTGAGGTCCCGGCGCACGGTGTAGACGTGCCCGCCAAGCCTGACTGCGACGGGTGCCAGGTCGAGCTCGGCGAGCTCCACGTCGAGGTCCAGATCCACGTTGGGGGATCCCTGCTGCTTGCCCGCCATCAGGCCAGCGGGTTCTCACTGAGGAACTTCCGCACCGCGTCGGACCCGTCGTCCGGGGCGAGCGGCCCGAACTCGAAGTCGAATCCCTCGACGTCGTCGTCGGCGGTGCCCAGCCCCTCCTCGGGGATGGTGAGCAGCTCGCTCTTCGCCACGTAGTAGGCCTTCCTGTTCGGTCCGTCCTCGACACGGACGATCAGGCCGAACTCCTCGTCGTCGCCGGAGACAAGCTCGAACCCGCCGCCGGCGGCGACCACCGAACCGCCGCGGATCAGGGTGAGCACCGTCGCGACGCTGTAGTCGACGGCGCGCATCGCGATCGTCACCTTCGGGCTCTGCTTGATCCGCTTGTACGGGGCGCCCGACCGGTTGTTCCACACATCGATGTCGGTGACGTCACGGTCCGTGGTCACCGTGAAACCGGCCTTGATACCGCCGAACGCGGACCAACCGGACAGGGTCGTGGCGAAGATGTTCGTGGGCAGAGCGGTTCCGGCGGGGGCACGGAACGCGTCACCGTCGAGCCAGACGCGTGCCTTCGACGGGTTGGCGAACTGGGACACAGCTGTCCTCCAGAGGGGGGTGTTACAGGGAGCGGCCCGCCGAACTCGTCAGCGCGCGTGGACGATCAGCTCGGCCCGGATGAACGCCCGGTAGAGGACGTTGTTGGAGCCGCGGCTCTCGTCGATCAAGGTGAGGGGTCCGTCGACGATCCGCGCGGACCAGTGCACGTTCTTCCAGGCCTGGTTACGCGCCCGGGACAGGACGGCCGCGCCGCAGGTCGCGATCTCCCACGCAACCGCCTCCGGGTCGTCGAGGACCTCGGCTGGGCACCAGCCGTCCAACTGCGCCAGCGGCGACCACGCACCAGCGGACACGTCGATCGGGTTCGCGGTGACCTGCACCGTGGCGCACGGCTTCGTGACGTTCGCACCCAGCCGGCTCGACACCCGGTTCCCGACGAGCTGGGTGAACCGGGAGTCCGCGAGCAGCAGCATCCGCACGGCGGGCTGAACCCACGGCAGAACGGGCGCGGGCGCAGTCATCGACCTCGGGCTGCCCAGCCGGTGTAGCGGCCGTACTGCCGGGCGCTGTTGGTCAGCGCCATGTGCGCGGGGGTGTCGCTCGTGCCGTATTCCTTGTAGACGGCATCAGGGTCGGTGTCGACGATCGAGACCTGGTCGCCGGAGGTCTCCACTCCGATGCCGCCGCGGTACGCGCCCGTCAGAACGGGCGCAGCTGACCTGGCTCCGCTGGCCGCCGCCTCGGCGATCTTGACGCGGTCGTCGGTGGAGATCTGCCGGGCCTCGGCGATCGCCTGCTCGGCGTACACGGTGACGCGGTAGCCGGGCATCAGAACTGGAAAACCTTGAGCAGCACCTCTGCGTTGTTGCCGGTCACGGTGACCGTGGAGCCGTAGTCGGCGACGGCGCCGATGCGCAGGAAGCCCTTGAAGTTCGCGGCGACGGTGAACGACCGCGGCGACGGGACGACGCCGTCGACGCCACGGGAGAAGTTGACGGTCAGCGTGCGAGACGTCGACCCGTTCTCGATGTAGAGGAACGTGGACCCGCCGTTGGGGAAGGTGTTCCCAGTGACGTCCGCGGCGGTTGGGGTGCCGAGCGCGACGAGGGCGGTCCGGTCGAGCGAGGTCGGGGTGAGAGCGGTGGCCACGGTGGCTCCTCAGTTCTGGAGGTCGGACACGAGGTGCATCGACGCGGCCTGGAACAGCACCGTGCGGCCGAGTCCGCGGCGGTGCGCCGGGGAACCGTTGATGCGGTAGATGCGGCCCTGCTCGTCGACGACCTGCGACTTGTCGGTCAGCGGAACGCCCGGGGGGACGAGCAGGGTGAACAGCGAAATCGTGGTGTCCTGCCGTGCGGTGATCTCTACGTAGGACGAGAGGACCGCCACGGACTGCTGGGACAGGTAGGCGCGGGTGACGACCTCGTCGACGACGCCGGTCCGGGCGTTCCCGGTGTCCGGGTCAACGCTTGCGGGGCGAGGGGTTCGGACCGTCACCGTCCGCGGGAACCGAGGGCGCATCGGGCTTCTCCTCGCTCACCTTCGGCGCTGCAGCGGGGTCGGACAGCGAGCCGTCGGCGATCCCGTCGCGGACCCACTTCGCCGTGGTGGATCCCCAGCGCTCGACACCGTCGGCGCCGACGACCTTGGTCACGATGGGTTCGGTCAAGGCGGGTACTCCTCAGCTGGGTTGGATCGAGAACGGCCTGGATCGACCGGCCGGGGCCGTGAGCAGCTCGAGCTCGGCTTTGGTGAGGTTCAGCCCGGCGGCCGCGCTGGCGGTCAGTTCGTAGCCGTATTCGGGGTGGGTCTCGCTGCGAACTCCGACACCGCCGGTGGAGATGGATGTCAGGACGCGGGCCACGACCTGGCACGCGACTGCGACGACGACCGCCGCGGGGATGTCACCGTCGGCGATCCATTGGTCGATCAGTGGACGACGTGCTCGGATCATCCCGGACACGTCCTCGCACAGTGCTGCGACTTGCTCGTACTCGGCCAGGTCCTCGCCGTACTCGACGCCGATGCGCAGCCCGACGTCGGCCGGGCTGCACAGCGGCGCCACGGGTCAGTCCTTCTTGCCGGTTGTCCGGCGCTGCCGTGCCGGCGCAGCCCGCTCGGCGTCCTCGGCCGGGCGGTCGACAGGCTGGTCGTCGGCCCACACGTTCGGGTTGGTGATCAGCTTCGCGATGTCGTCCGGGACCTCGTCCGCGGGGCCGTAGACGACCCCGCGGACATGCACGAACGTGTTCAGGCGGCGGGACATCAAGCCACATCCGCGACCATCGACATGTCGGGGTCGCCGAGCAGTGGGATCCCGATCGCCGAACCGATGGTGAACACCCGGATCGGGGTCTCGCGCTGCTTGAATGCGCCAACGACCAGGCCGGGGTGCTCGCCAGGGGCGATCCCGTACTCGGGCTCCTGCGCCTCCAACGTGGTGCCCCACAAGGTGGCGCCCAGGGTGGAGCCCTGCGCCGGCAGGTACAGCAGCCGGTCGTCCGGGATGAACCGGCGCGAGGTGCCCGCGACGTCGATCGCGCGCGCGTCGTAGATCGTGATCGACGGCAGCCCGAAGTCGGACAGGACGGCGCTCACGTCGGAGCGGCGGATCTGGGTGACCGTCGACCCGACCGGCAGAATCATCGTGCGCAGTTGGGCGTTGCGGACCAGGTAGTTCATGACCCGGGTCGAGGTGAGGATGATCCCGGGCTCCTGCCCGTTCGTGTCGACGTAGGTGTCGCGCCACGACTGCAGGTCGTCCAGTGGGGTCGAGTTGTCCATGTCGGACCACAGCACCGCGGGGTTCACCGCGTGGGACGCCTTTCGACCGAAGTCGACCTCGGCCTGCACGCCGTCCTCGGCGAGGGTGACCTTTCCCTCGACGAGCGCCTGTGCGCGGGCGAACTCGAACCGGGTGTCGATCGCGCGTGCGATCCGTTCGGCGTCCCGCAGCAGCAGCGCCCGGATCTCCTCGCCGGCGTTGCGCAGCCGCAGCGAGTCGTACTCGCCCAGCAGGTACTGCTGCCCGATCGGGGGCAGCTCACCGGTCATCCGGGAGATCCCGTCGCGGCGACCGAACTTCGGCTCGGCGTCGTAGGCGCGGAAGCTCGCCGCCTCCGCCAGTCCCGCCGTTGACCCCTTACTCCACCGGTACACCAGGTCGTTGACCTGCTGGAACGGCAAGTAGGTGGACAGTTGCAGGGCGTTCTCCGGGCGATCCCGGAGCGCTTCGCGGGCGTAACCGGTCAGCTCCGCGGGGGTGATGTACTCCGAGTAGATTTCCACGTCAGCTCACCCCTCTCAGTAGAAGATGATCCGGCCGGCCACGTCGGCTCGACCTGCTGCGTCGACAGGGACGGGGAGCTTCGCGTTGACCACCTTGCAGTGGTCGAACATCGCTCCCACGACGTCGATCGTGGTGGCGTCGGGAGCCTTGACCGCGAACGCGAGGAACCCGGACAGCGTCTCGGTGCCGTCGTTGGTGGCCGGGTTCGCGCCGCCCGCCGTGGTGGTGGCGATCGTGACGCCCGGGCTGGTGCCGCCGGTCAGCCCGGCCCCGGACGCGGTCATGGCGGGCACGTCGGTGCCACCCAGGACGCCCTTGAAGGTGACGGTGTAGGGGCCGCCCGAGCTCCCGGTGACGGCCACGTCGTTGTCGCCGATGTTCGACAGCGCCGTGAGCGCGGCCTGCACATCTGCGGCGGGAGCGTTGTAGGCGATCGCCGTGGTGGTCTGCCCGGACCAGGTCAGGGTGAATGTGCCACCGGTCGGCGACCCGGTGATCGTGGCGGTCTGCACCTCGTTGGTCTGCATCGCGTACGGGCCGTACTTGCCGGTCGCGGTGATCTTCCCGAGCGCGATGCCGGACTTGAAGAACCCGTCCGGATAGTGCACGGCCGGGGTGAACGCGGAGGTGTCCAGCGTGACGCTGACAGCCTCCCCGAGCCCATGCCGAGACCCCAACCAGGACGGGTCGTCCACGTTGAAGGACTCGGTCCTCTGGGTGAGGTCCATGAGTGTCTGCCTTTCAGGCGGTCTTGGCCTTGTTCTTCAGGTAGAGCTGCCGTCCGGAGTCGACCGTCGCGGCCGGGGCGACCGGGGTGCCGTTCCCGGCCTGCTGGGCGGGAGACGGGGCGAACGCCGGGGCGGCCGTCGCGGTCGCCCGGTTCACGTTCAGCGCGGCGATCCGGGTCGCCTGCGCGGTCAGCTCTTCCTCGGTGGTGCCGGTGAGCAGGATCAGGTCATCGGCGCCGACGTTGTGAGTGGTCGCGACGTGCAGGCGCAGTCGCTGCGCCTCCGCTGCCGCGTAGGATTGCTCCAGCTCGGCGACCCGGGCCTGTGCACGTTCCAGGTCGGTCTTGTCCTTGTCCTCGAGCTTCTGCAACCGGTCAGCGAGGGTCTTGGCCTGCTTCTCGGCTGCGGCGCGTGCCTTGCGTTCCGCCTCGAGTGCCTTGATCCCGCCGTCGCCGAGGGCCGGATTCGCCTCAGGCTGGGGAGCCTCTTGCTGCGCGACCGGCGGCGCGGGATCCGTCAGGGCAGGAGGCGGTTCGGGGGAGCTTCCACCCTTGATCGGCCACACCGGGTGGCCAGCGACGATCCCGACTGCGCGCAAACCGGTGCGGGGATGGATGGGCAAGGTGTCCGGCATCGCGCCGTCCTCCGTGGGGTGTCGGCCCGGGCCGCGTCGCGCGGTCAGAGCACGTATCCGAAACGCTGGAGCTGTCGCAGCACCTCAGCGCGGTCCCAGCCCTCCTGTTCGGCGAGCTGGAAGATCTCATCCGGGAGCAGCCTGGGGGCTCCCTGCAGCCTCGACCCGGCCAGGCCGCGTCGGGTGGTGCCGACGTCGGTGGTGGCCAGCCCGCCGACGATCTCGATGCCGTCGCGGGCGTTCACGACCTGGGAGATGTCGGCGCCGAGCCGGATCGCCTGGGCGCCGGCCTTGGTGAACCGGCGGGCCTGCTCTGCCGGGTCGAGGCTCCGGAAGTAGGCGAGCGGGTTCGTTGTCCAGTCGTCGCGATCACGAGTACTGGGGATCATGTAGCAGTCGCATAGCGGGTGCCGCTGAAACGCCGACACCCGGTAGTGGCGGCCGGCCAGGACCGCGCACCGGGCGCACGTCGCTCCGCGCAACACGCGGACGTAGCCCTTCACCGAGCGGGACGCGGCCATCATCGTGGCGGCGGCGCCGCGGGCGGCGTCGCGCATCGCGTTCGCGATGATCGCCCGAGCTGCGTACCCGGCCCGCCCGGACGCGATGGAAGCGCCCAACCCGGCGGCCACGGCCCGGTCGTACGCGGCGGGTGGGGCGTGGACCAGGTTGCGCATCCACGACCCGCCGCCGTCGGTGAAGTCGACGAACCCCGCCGGGTTGAGCTCGACATCGCGGGCGGGGTCGGCGCCTTGCGCGAGGAGGACCCGCTCAAGGAAGGGGGGGGCGAGCGCGACTGCTGCCGCCTGCAGGGTTAGCAGTTGGTCGGCGGCGTTGATGACCTGGTCACGCCACCGGTTCGCGTTCGCGGTGACCTGCGACTGGTCGAGCTCGGTGAGGGCGGCCTGGGTGAGGGCCTCGACGTCGTCGCTGTTGGCCTCGGCCAGGTCAGCGACCGCTGCCGGTGGCGGCACCGTTCACCCCAGCAGTGGGCGCGGGCGCGGCGGGTTGGGTCCGTCCGGGCTGCTGCCCGGTCAGGTCGATGCCGCGAAGACCGGCGACGATCTGGTCGGTCCGGATCTGGGAGGAGCCGCGCCGGTTGGCCATCGCCTCTCGCTGCTCCTTCGTGTAGCCGGCGTCCTCCTGCGCTTGGACGTCGTCGATGATGCCGGCCTGGACCAGTTTCACCGCGGCGTCGGCCTGCGCCGCCTTGGTCGGGGTCGCGGCGTCCCGCCACACCGTCTCCAGGCTGTTCGCCTCCGACGGGTCGCGGCCCATCACGGCGAGCGCGATCCGCATCGCCCGCTCCCACGCCCCACCAAAGGTGCGCTGCCGCCGCTCGGCGCGTTTCACCAGGCGCGCCTCGGCCGACCGGATCGCGTCCGCCGAGGCGGGGTTGTCCGAGGCGTAGCCCATGTAGTGCGGCGGCAGACCGTACAAGCTGGCCGCGAGCACCGCGAGCTGGCGGATGCTGTTGTGGAAGTTGTCCAGCGCGGCGGCGGTGAACTGGCCAACCTTCGGTTGTGCCTGCTCGCCGAGGACACCGGTGTCGTCCTCGTTGCGGGGGATCGCCCAGATCGCCCCGGTAGCGATCTTCCACGCCGGGATGGGCTTCCCGTCGGCGTCGGTGAAGTCGGACTCGGCGACGTTCATCGCCCACCGTCGCGGCAACGCGTGATGCTCGATCGCGGCCAGCATGTTCGTCGCGGTCTGGTTGACCGCGTCGGCGAGCGGGATGATCTGCTCGAGCTCGGAGTGGCCCTTCCAGCGGCGCGGTCGGTTGAGCATCGGCACGACACCGACGAGGGGGCTGGTCTGGTGCTGCTCGAGCGCCTTCGACCAGGACTGTGCCTGCTGGTCGATCTTCTTGCCGAACTCGAAGGTCACGACCCGGCCGGGGACGTGCAGGGTGGCCATGTCCTGCGACCCGTTCTCGGTGTCCGAACTCCACACCTTCAACGCGGCAACAACGCGGCGGGTCGCGGGGTCGACCTCGACGGCGACCTGGTCGGGGTACTCGACGGTCACCAGCGGCACGTCGGTGTCCACGCCGGGACCGACCATGAGATAGGACTGGCGGGCGACCAGGGCGGCGATGTGGGCCTCTCCGGATCCCTCGTCGAGGTCGTTGGCCTGCCACACGTTGGTGAGTTCTTCGTCGAGGTCGTCGGCGCCGATGCGGAAACCTTCGATATCCAGGCGTTCCTCGATGGCGTCCACGACGAGCGCCGGCCAGTTCACTCGCAGCGGCGGGAACCGATCGCCCTGTTCGACGAGGATCTTCGCCACGTACTGGAGCGGCTGCTCGTTGTCGTAGTACTGCCAGTACCTCTCGGTTTCGCGCTGGCACAGCTGGCGGCGCGTGTTCAGCCGGGCGAACCACTCGTCGTCGGTCAGGTCGAGAGGCAACAGCGGGACCGCCTCTCAGGACAGGACGACGACACGACGACGAGGTTCGGTGACGCGGGCTCCAGCAGCGACGGCGTCACAGCGGGCCTCATGGGCGAGCACGGACGACATCGCCAGGTCGATCTTCTGCCCGTGCGAGGCCTTCCCGAGGATGTACCGCTCCCCCGGCCGGGCCAACTTCCGCGCGTTCCCGACATGTAACCGGGTGACCGGGCAGCCGTCGTGGGAGTACTCGGCGGTGGCAAGGTCAGTGACGAACCGGACCAGGGACTCGTGCATCGGCGAAGGCCGGTTCGTCGCCCACTCGAACACCCGGTTCGTGCCGTACCGCAGCGCCCACGACTCGATCTCGGTCTGCCAGTCCCGCGGGTCGCAGTACATGCGCACCACCCGGTACCGACTGAACACCTGGTCGACTGCGGCGTGCACCTCCGAGCGTGGGATCCGGTCCCCGAAGCGGCGCGGGTCCCAGATCGTCGGTTCGCGGTCCGGGCCGTATCGGGGGGTGAACGCGTACCCGTCGAGGGTTTCCAGGCGCAACCCGGTCCAGTCGTCGGAGTCGGAGCCGTCGAAGCCGACGCACACCTTCGTCCCGTCCGGGACGGTGCGGTCGAGGTGGCGGTCGTCCCACAGTCCGCGGGGAAGCCACGTCGAGGTGCCGGCCGACGGAAAGTTCCCGAAGAACCGCTCGGCCTGCGCGACCTCGCCCTTAGCGATCAGCTCGAGGACGTCGGCCTCGATCCGGTCAAGGTCGATCCACCACGAGTCCCCGTACACCTTCCGCAGCCAGCGGCGCCGCTCGGCCTTGTTCGTCATCGACAGGTTGGTCGGGGCTTGCACGTGATCGCGGTAGATGTCGTCGAGTTGGGATTCGGCGGTCTGCTGCGCGACCGACGCCTCCGTCGGGTCCCACGCGTTCGTCGTCTCGATCGCCCGACCACCCATGCCGGCCAGGCCTCGGCGCTGCGCGTCGGCGAGTTCGTAGCCGCGGTTGGCCTTGACCCAGATCCCGGTCTCGTCCTGCAGCACGAACGTGACCTGCTGGCCCAGCCGGGACCGCGCGTTCGACGACACGGCGTCGACCCGGCCGCCACCGGGCAGGTTGATCCGGGTCTCGCCGGTGTCCGGGATCATGACGCCGAGCGGGCCGAGCTCGATCATCGGCTGCAGCATGCGGTACACGTTGTCGGTCTGGTCGTCCGACGTCGCCGTGATCTGGATCAGCGGTGTCGACCACTCCCGGCCGAGCGGTTCCCCGTCCGCGTCCCAGCCGGCGAACACCGTCGGGCCAACAGCCTCCGCGCAGATGATCGCCGCCGACAGCGGCCCCTTGCCCCACTTCTGGGGACGGATCAGCTGCGACCGTCGGTACGCCCACGCCGAGGACCGCCGCTTTTCCGTGGCGTCCATCCGCAGCCGGTAGTGGAAGACGAGGAACCGCCACATCTCGTCCGTCAGGCGGTAGGACTGGCCGCGGTAGTCGCCGTCCGGGACGACGCAGTGCTCCTCGATCCACTCCCCGACCAGCCAGCCCAGCGTCGGGAACTCCCCAGGATGCTGCGGGCCCCGCCACGGCATGAGCTACTCGGCGATCCGCAACCGGGTCCGAGCCGGTTTCCTGGCGGCGGTCTTCGTCGGCGTTGTGGTTCGCTGCTCGGCGACCTCGTCGGACACGATCTGCCACTGCAGACGGAGCAGCGCCAGCGGGGTCAACCCCAGCCGATCCGACAAGGCCCGGGCCTCCTTCGCGGCGTCCAGGTCACCCCACTCGGCCCGGACCTTCCACCGAACGTACTGGGCGACCTCGCGGTGATACCGCAGCCGCTCCCAGGCCACTGCCTGCGGCGACGACCACAACTCGGCCCACAAGCCGCGTTCCGCCGTGTCGACGTGCTCAGCCTTATGGCCGAGGAACACGACCTTCTCCAGGGCGGCGTTGAGGCGACGCTTCTCCGGGTTGGTCAGGTCGTCGCGGGAGCCGAGCTCGTCGACTTGCTCCTGCGCCACCTGCAGCCGCACCATCAGGTCGAGGTCCTGCGGCAGCGGCCACTCCGGTACCGGACCCTTCCGACCCTCGGCCGGCAACTGGATGAACGGCGCCCGGGCGTTGCGGCGGCGGGCGTTCGGATTCGGCGGCGGACCCGGCATTGGTGATCACCTCCACCCGGCATCGCACCGGGCAACGAAGGGCATGGCAAGCTCGTCGACATCGCATCGACCAGCGGCGTTCCGATCCCGTACACACCAGCGACGCCCTTGCTCGCGGCCATGGCGTGGTGGGGTGGGGAGGGGCGTCCCCCCGGGGTGGGGGGTGTTCCATTCCCAATCAATTGACAATCATTGATCAATCATTCAATTGTTGGGATTCTTTCGTTCTTTCGTGAATTGCATGATCTGCATAGCACAGTGAGTGGTCCTGTGCCTGTTCTGTCATGTGCGACAGCGACCACGTGGTCGGCAGTGAGGTCAGACGATGTGTGTGCAGGTACTTCGAAGCCAGGACACCAGTCACCATGTTGAGCGCGATGTGCAGCGACTGCTCGTGCTCGTCGTGCACGATCTCTCGACTCTATGATCTTGGTTGGTGTTGTGGCTCGTTGGTGTGCGTCGAGCTGTGCTGCGTGGGATGGGCACCTGCCCAGCCTGGCCACGGGCTGCGGGCAGCCCGCTATCCGGCATGGTCGGAGTGTGGCTCTACCCAATTCGTGTGCCCGCTCTGTGCGCCTCGGTAACGGTGTGGCTTGCTGGGGCGAAGATGCGGTAGCCCACATCCGAGGAGGCGCTGTGTCCGCCAGGACTTGTCCCCGCTTGGCCTGCGCCCGGCTATGCCCTGGCCCGGGTGGGCCTGGGTCCGGCCTGGGTGTGCTGGCCTGGCTTGGGGTGCTGCTGGGTGCGGTGTTGCTCGCTGGGTGCTCGGCCCAGCAGGATCGGCAACAGCCGCAGGCACAGCAGGCGGTCTCTGCTACGTCCGTGGCGTCGAAGGCGTCGAAGGCGGTGACTGCTCGGCTGGCGCTGGAGGCGTTGTTGAACCCGTGGGCCACCGCCTCGGATGCTGCGCTGGACAAGGCCGGTCAGAGCTGGTGCACGTTGGTGGCCGGGGGTCAGACGGTGGCGGGGGTGGCGAGGATCTTCGCGGACAACCCGCCCGCACCCAGCGAGGGTTTGCCGACGCTGACGTATGACCAGGCTATGGCGTTCGGCACGACGATGGTGTCGGTGTACTGCCCGGAGCGTGTCGGCCGGTAGGGACACCTCGGCCGTTGGCGCCGATGGTAACAGCAGCTCAGTCGGGGTCGGCTTGATCGGTGATCTCGGGTGTGTCTCGTCGTGCGTCGAGCCATGGCCAGGGGGCTTCGGGGGCGGCGTCGGGGCGCCAGTGCATGGGCCACGCGGTGTGGGTGTCGAGGTGGCAGTAGCAGTGATCGTTCGGGTTGCAGCGTGGCCGCGTCGGGGTGGTCACGCTGCGCCGTTGGCGTTGCGGTGGGCCTGTTCGGCGGCCATGCGGCGGGCGTGCTCGATGACCTCGCCGACGCGGAAACGGGCACCGCCGGAGGGGTCGCGCGGGTCGGGCAGGTAGCGGGTGATCTTGTCGCGTGCCGACCACATGCCGATGGTCTTCGCGGTGACGTGGACACCGGCGATCCAGGGGAGTTCGTAGGCGAGCTGGCGAGCCGTGCGCAGCTGGTCGACCGCTTGCTCGAGGAGCCACACGCGGCGGTCCTCGATGGGGTAGACGGCTCCGCAGCCGTCGGTGCGGCACACGGCTTCGCGGGCGTGGAGGGTGACGTAGAGGTCTTTCCCGCAGCAGGGCTGGTCGGCCGGTTTGGTGAGGGCTTGGTGGCCGTCGCAGGGGCCGACGAAGCGGAGGTCGGCGTGCCGGTCGATGGTGCGGCGGGCGGCGGTGGTCAACGCGAGGATGTCGCCGTGGAGCTCGGCGGCGTCGTTGACCTGGGCGGCGTCGCCGATCCAGCGGATCAGCCAGTCCGCCAGCGCGGGAGCGGTCCGGTCCTCGGGTGGGGTGAGGTTGCGCTGTTCGGCGACGGTCAACGTCCAGAATGCGAGGCCGCCGTGCATGGACTCGAGGTCGACACTCGCGCCGTGATGGAACGGGAGCGGGCGTTCTGCGGAGCGTCCGCCATTGCGGTCGCCGGTGCGGCCCTGTCTGGTCAGGGTGATCTCCACCTGGTCGACGAGCCACGCGATCTGGTCGAGCTCGGCGACGAGTTTGTCGATGCAGGCGCGGCACAGTCGGGCGTCGGATGGCCTGGTGCAGATGTCGCAGTCGGACATGTTGGCGCGAACCTCCAGCGGCCGGGTAGCTTCCTTGTCCGCGCTCCCTGTGGCCTGGCTGTCGGTGTCTTCGTCACGGCTGATCCCCGACCGGGCTGGATGCGTGAAGGGGTGTCGCCCCGTGGGCCCCGAGAACCCCGGGGCGACACCCCGACTACGCCTCTCCGGTCGGCTCCCAGAGCACGAGGACCGGGCGGCCGGCGGCGTGAGCGAGCACCTCAGCCCAGGACAGGCCCGGCCGGATCGGGTCGGCGCCGACCATGTGCCAGGCGGCCGGGCGGCGGTCCTGGAGCCGTTGGAACGCCCGCCGCTCCGTTGGGGCATCCGCGCCGACGTATGCCGGGTTGGTCAGCTCAACGAGGATCACCGAGTCGGGTGGCGGCTCGTCGGGCAGCTGCACCGTGATGATCCGTGCGCTCATGCTGGCCTCAGGGTTGCGCTCGGTCATCGGGTCTCCGTGGGGTGGGTGGTGGTGTCGGCTTCGCGGAGTGCGCACACCTGGCCGCCGCATTCGGCGCAGTGGCGGGGGTCGCAGGTGTCGTGGACACATGCCCAGTGGTCCCAGTGCCACCAGTCCAGGCGCATGGACTTCTCCAGGAGCCAGATCGACGGGCGACAGGACGTCCAGTGCCAGCCGGCGAATGTGGCATCGAGCGCGTCGTTGACCGTGTAGACGCGTTGTGGGGTCTTGACCCTGGACAGGTAGCCCGATGCCCGGAACAGGGCCTTGGCGAGGCGTCGGCGGGTCGCCGGGGTCATCGGGTGCCTCCGGGGTCGGAGACGCGCCACACGGTGACCGCGACGAGGGTGACGGCGGCGAGCCAGAGCAGCCAGGAGGGCCACCAGGTCGCGGCGACCATCGTCGCGGCGGCAGTAGCGCCGAGCACGGTGGTGACGGCGCGGGCCCGGAGGGCGCGGCGGTGCTCGTGCCGCTCCAGCTCGTCGAGGTCGATCCCGGCTTCGGCGGCGACCTCCTCGAGGCTGTAGAGGCGACGGGGCCGGTCGGGTTGGTCGCCGGTGCGGTGGATGGTCATGCGTCCTCCTGGGAGGGCCCCGGAATGCCGTCTGATTCGTTCTGTGCGGCCCGCGGGGGGTTGGGCTGGTGTCTCTGGGTGGGTTTGGGGGTCTGGGTGTCCTTGCGGGCCCGTTGCGGCACCCGCCGCCTGTCGCGCTTCGCCGTGGCGGAGACGCGTTCGCCGTGGGGGAGGTAGCGGCCACCCGACTCGTACGGCACGACCCCGATCATCTCCAGGACGTCCCGGGCCTGGTCGGCGTCGAGGTGGCCGTCGCCGTAGCCGAGCGCGACCGCCAAAGCTGCCTTGTGCAGCTCCTCCGGGGTGGGGTCTTGGACGACGCCGAGGCTGCGGCCGGAGGTGTCGGTGGCGCCGCTCACCTGCGAACCCCCGTCCAGTCGATGAGGCCGGCCTTGTCCAGGCAGCGGGCCAACTGCCACAGCTCCGCCGGGTGCCCGTCCTGGTCGAGCAGGACCGTGATGCAGGAGGAGTCCAGCGCGGTCTCGATCGCGTCGGCGATCTCCTCGTAGCTGGGGGCGGCCTTCACGGCTTGGGTGTCCTCGGGGCGGTCGTAGCCGACCCGCACCTTCGCGGCGGTCACGCGGCAGCCTCGATCGGGTCGCCGTAGCCGACGGTGCGCAGCAGCGTCACCGCGTGCCCGAGCTCCAACCGGGCCGGGCACCCCCACGGACCGTCCGGGGGCGTGTTGGCGTCGCGTAGGGACAGCCACTGGTCGAACGGGGCCCAACACCACCAGCGGGCGGGGTCGGCGTGTCCGCGGCGTTTGTGCACGAGCAACCCGAGGCGGGCGTTCTCGGCGTCGCGCATCGTCTCCAGTTCGTCGAGCCACTGGTCGAGACGTTCGACGGCGCAGTCCTTGACCGACCACACGATCCCCGGGGTGCCGGTCAAGTCCCCGGGGTCGGCGCCGTACCGGCCGCCGGCGTTGAAGCCGGTGCGGACGGCGCGTTCAGCGCCGGGGAAGCCGTTCCCGCGAAGCCACCGGCACAGGTCCCGCTCGGCCTGCGCGCCTTTGGTGCGGTTCGCGCGGCCCCGCTGCGACGGGGTCCTGGTCGCGGCGGTCATGCTGCCGCCTCCTTCCGGGCAGCGTGGTAACGGCGCAGCTTCTTCCGCAGGTCGCCCACCCGCTTGTCGTGGGCGAGCAGGTCGGTGTGCGCCTTCGCTCCCATGCAGCGACACGAGCGGGCCCCGGCGGTGTTGGGGCGGTCGCAGCGCGGGCATAGGAGCAGGTCGAGGTTGACCGGGCGCGGCAGCCGGGTGGGCTTGGTGTCAGCTCTGGCGATCAACGGCTTCACGGCCGGCCTCCTTGGTAGCGGGTGAATGTCTCCATCGCGGCCCACGCCGTGTCCGGGCCGTGAAGGTGCGCGACGGCGAGCGCCGTACGGAGGAGGCCGTCGGCGAGGGCCTGGGGGTCGGTCGCGTTGGAGCCGGAGAGTTGGACCGCTGCGTCGAGCACGGCATCGGTGGGGTCGATCACGGACACGTTGATGCGTGTGCTGGGCAGGTCTCCATCGTCGTCCTCGTCGGCCACGGGAGGACTGATGCGGGTCTCGACTTCAGCCACGGTCGCCCTCCTCTTCGTCGAGGTAGCGCCAGGCGATGCGCGTCATCCCGAGAACTCGGTGTCGTAGAAGATCTTCACGGCTGCTCCTCGGGGGTGGTGGGCTCGGGCCAGCGGTGCTCGATCAGCGCGCTACGCATCCCGGGGTAGGTCTCGTTGGCGTGGCTGATCGTCTGGATCTGGAAGTCGATCGGCAGCCCGGTCATCTGCTTGCCGAGCGCGCAGAACGCGAGGGTGATCGCGGCGAGCTTCGGGTTCGTCTCGGCCGAGGTGTTCTTGCCGAAGAGGCTGGTGAACTCGGCGTCGGGTAGCAGTAGTCGCACGTCGACGTCGCGCCAGTTCTTCGAGGTCAGCGATGATCCGACGTGGTAGCACTCGTGGCCGAAGTAGTCGGCGACGATCGCCCCGAACTTTCCGAGCCAGATCCCAGCGGGCATGCCCGTGCTCACGGTTGCTCCTCGGGGATGTACGGGGTGCGCACGAGCTGCTCCCCCGTGCGTGGCCTGCCCGGCTCCCACCCGTACCGGCGGCACGACGGGCAGCGCTTGTTCGTCCATCCGCGGCTCAGTCGCGACCCGGCCTCCTCGGCGGCGTCGACGTATCCGGCGGGTAACGGGTAGTCGTGCAGCGGGTTGGGGCAGTCGTCGCGCGGGGCGAGACGGGTCATGTCTCCGCCGCAGAGGATCACTGGGCGGGCCGTCATGGCTGCTCCTCGGGTTGGGGTGTGCCGGACCCGGCCAGAGCGGCGGGGGTTGCTCGCATCTCGGCGAGAGCCCACGGCGCCGTGATCATCTCCGCGTAGAGGGTGACCGCCGACTCCTGGAGGGCCTCAACGGTCGGAGCAAGCACATCCCTGGCGGCAGCCCCGGCGGCAGCCCCGGCGGCATCCCCGGCGGCATCCCCGGCGGCAGCCCCGGCGGCAGCCCCGGCGGCATCCCCGGCGGCATCCCTGGCGGCAGCCCCGGCGGCACCCCTGGCGGCAGCCCCGGCGGCATCCCTGGCGGCAGCCCAGGCGACAGCCCCGGCGGCAGCCCCGGCGGCAGCCCAGGCGACAGCCCAGGCGACAGCCCCGGCGGCAGCCCCGGCGGCAGCCCAGGCGGCAGCCGATGTCTTGCCTGCCTCCCGCACGACCGGCCCAGCCCGCTCCGCTGACACCTGGTCGACGATCCGCCCCAGGTCCCGCACCCGGGCCGCGTCCTCCCGGCACGCCGGGACCAGGTCCAGCCACGTCGGCAGCCAGGTGCGGATTAGCCAGTCCAGCGCCATGTACGAGCGGGCCTCGTCGTGCCCGTCGTCGGCGGTGCCGGGCAGCGACGGGATCAACGCCAGCAGCTCCTGCCGGCGCGGCGTGGGGAGGCAGTCGTTGAGGCCGCGCCCCATCGCGGCGAGGACCGGGGACACACACTTCGGCTGGTCGGTGTGCTTCTCACCGGCGAGGAACGCGACAGCCTCCATCAGGCAGAGCCCCTCGTCACGGGTGCGGTGGGAGCCCGCGGTGAGGGTGATCTCGGGCAGGCGGGCCGGGTCGATGATCAGGTCAGACATGGTCGCTCTCCTGGGCGGTGTCGGCGGTGTCGGCCGCCTCCGGGGGTGTGCCGGACCCGGCCAGAGCGGCGCGGGTCCAGCCGGTGCCGTCGCACTCGCCGCACTCCTCGGGCCAGGCGTAGCCCGGGTCCACACGGTCGGTCGGGTAGGTGCCGGGCTGGTGGTCGGAGCACGCCGGGCACATGCCGAGCGCGACACGCGCGGCGGATGCGGCGATCTCGGCGACGGCCCGGATGTCGTCGAGACAGTCCGGGTTGCAGCGCAGGTCGCCCTCGATGGCCTCGATGGTGTGCGCGATGTGCGGTGCGACGATCTGCAGGCGCGGGTCCGGTTGTGCTGGTGGCTGGTCATTGCCTGTGCGCGGCGGCTTGTCGAGCCATGCCGACAGAACGTCGTGGATCTCGTCCATGCACTGCTCCGGGCAGAACCCCTCGTAGCGGTTGATCACGGCGAGCAGGTCGGAGAGCAGACGACGGGCGGGGTCCGGCCCGTAACCACTCGTACGCGTCGTTTCGGTTGGCTCGCCCCGTACGACTTTGCCGCGTACGGCCGCGTCCGCACCGCGCCACGCTTCCGCCTTGGTGATGTGCCGGTCGCCCGATTTCTCCGCGGCGGAGAGGTTGACGAAACCGCCGTCGTCGGCACCGCAGGTGAAGCACTGCCAGCCGTAGTCGCGGACGCCTTCGTCGCTCATCCACGTCTCGACGTGGTGGGCGGGCTCCGAGGCGTCCGTCTCGGCGCTACTTGAAGCCCCACGCGAAGCCGCCGCGGGTGCGCTGACCTGGGCTTCATCTGCACTCGAAACCGTACTCGAAACCTGGCGGGTGCTCGTCTCGGCGGTGCCGCGCCGGTCCAGCTCCGCCAGCAGCGTGGAGAGGTGCAGGTCCGGCAGGGACAGCGGCACGTTGTTGGTCAGGCGGCTGCGATCGAGCCAGCGCCGGACATGGCGCTCGGCCTGGGCCAGGTCGGCGGGCGGGGGTGTCAAGTCAGGCATCACCGGCCTCCTCGGTGAATGCGGCGGCCGCCTCATGCGGACATGCGGACGGCGGGGTGCTCATGTGGATCGTCGGGTGCGGACGACCAGCCAGCGCCGCGGAAAGCTCGCCGTCGGAGGCGCAGTAGAAGCACCGCTCATCGAGCGGATGGATGTCGTAGGCGGGCGGGGGGGTCGGGTCGGTGGTCACCAACGCACCCGCGTCACCGCGACAGCACCAGACTGCCCCTCCCCCACCCGGTCGTAGGCCCAGGCGAACTCCTCCCGACACGGGGGCGCACCGAAGTGCACGCACTGGCAGACCAGATGGGTGGCGTGCTCCTCCTCGGTGCACCCACAGGTCTCGTGGATGCGCACCCACAGCTCCTCGGCTCCCGGCCACCCATCGATCCGGGCCCAACCGGGGTAGCCGCGCATTTCACGTTCGTGCGCGGAGATCGCCGCCACAGCGCGACGCCCGTGACCCTCGACGAGAGCGCCTTCCTCGCCGCACTCACCGAGCGGCCACACACGGCGGCCGAAGAACACACGCTCGGCGCGGGGGTACCGGTCGGTGGTCACTGGGTTGCCTCGCATCCGCATGTGGCTGTGTGCAGGTCGCCGTGCTTGCCGCCCGGGCCGAGCGGACGGTGCTTGTCAATCTCGGCGATCAGCTCGCCCAGCACGGCGATGTGGCGAAGTGGGCCGCCGACCGCTGCCTGGCCGGCCGGGCTGTCACCGATCGCGGCCTGGGCGATGCACAGCGTTTCCCGCAGACCCTTCAGGTCCGGGACCGGAACGAACGCGGTCACTGGGTTGCCTCCGCCCGGGTGCCGCCCGTCTCCGAGCCGCCCTGCGCGGCCTTCAGCGCCGCGAACAGGAACGGGTGCTCGCCGCGGACGTGGGCGGTGATGAAGGGCTTGCCCGTCGTGTGTGTTCGGGACGGTGAACGCCGCACACACGGTGCAGACGATCACGGAGTCGGTGGTCATGTGGGGCTCCCTGGTTGATCAAGACTGGCGGTCATGCGGCCCGGCCCGGGGTGGTGATCGGCGCGGCCCTGCGGGGCGACCGAGCGGCCGGCGGCGGGGGCTGGACCCACGCCAGCAGCTCCGACAGGCGGGCGTCCTGCGGCACCAACGCCGCCAGACAGCACACGAGGGTGAACACCCAGTGCGGGTCGCCGTCGGAGGCGTGTTGGGCGGCGGCGATCGCGTCCAGCGCGGCCGCCCTGTCCTCGGTGTGCACGGCGTCGACGAGGGCGAGGGCGGCGGGGAGGAGCGCGTCACCGGCGGGGTGACCGGTCGTCGGCACGGTGTACGGCTTGGTCGGCATCAGCTCGCCTCTCCGCGTAGGTCGCGGCCGAGGGCTTCGGCGCGGGACGGGTGGCATGCCGACTGGGTGAGCGGCTCCCCCGACGTCGGGTGCGTGCACCGCTGTCCCGGGCGGGCGTGGCAGTGCGGGCACGCCACCCGCAGCGCGAACCTGGTGGAGCGCTGCTCCCGGTCTTCCCAGCCCATGCCGGCGGCGAGCTCGGCGACCGCCCGCTCAACCCGGGCTGCCGCTGCGGGGTCGACGGGGGCGGCTTCGAGGGCGAGGGTTTCCTCACGCAGCGCCCTGTCCTGTCGGGTGTCCTTGATCCGTTTCGCGATGTGGGCGGGCATCAGGTAGTCGGTCGACTCGAAGAAGTGCGCGGCGACGGCGTCGAGGGCCTCCGGGAGGGTCCAGCGGCCCATCTCGGCGGCCTTGCCCCAGGCCAGCACCGACGCTGGGTCTGGTTTGCGTTTGTCGTAGGCGGACATCGCGGTCAGGAGATTCACGATCTCGTCGCGGGTCATGACGGTGGGTCACCCCCGGGTAGGGCGTAGAGCACGCCCATCGGCTCGGTGCCGGTCTTGAGCGACTGCCAGCCGGCGATGCGGTCTTCGGGCTCTGCTCGGTGCTTCTGTTCCCAGTCGCGGCGGGCTTTGAGGCGCAGCTTTTGGAACTGGTCGCGAAATGTGGGCATGGAAAGAATGTTGGTGCGCCAGAACTCGTCGTTGGTTGCCCAGTCCGCGAGGCGGAGGGCGAGGCGGAGAGGATCGGATTCGTGGGCGAGGTCTTTGTCGAGGAGGAGCCGCGCGGCGTCGCGCCATTTCTTGGTGATGGTTGGGGTCTTGCCGGTGTTGGCGGTGACGCGGTCGGCGAGGTGGGTGCAGAGCTGGGCGACGTCGGGGCGGTCGAGCGGGAGTTGCAGCTCGTCCGGTTCGGACGAGGAGGTCTGTTCCCCTGTTCCCCTGTTCCCCTGTTCCCCTGTTCCAGCATCGAGACTGTCGCGAGACTGTCGCGAGACTTCCCGGAGATGGCTGCCGCTGTGGTCATCGTCGCTGGTAGGAGGGTTCCAGTCGCCTGGGGGGCGGGGGAGGCGAGGCTTCGACGGGCGGTCGATCTTCTGGTGGGTATCCCAGGTGCGGATGAAGATGTACCGGCGCCCGGCAACCTCGTACCGAGCTATCAACAAGGCTCGCGAGAGTGTCGCGAGACCTTCGCGAACGTAGTCCCGGACCTCCTTCTGGTCGTCCTCCAGGGCGAACAGGTCCGCCGCGATCGCCCGGAAGTCATCCACCCCGACGCCGTTGTCGTCCACGTACTGCCAGAGCCCGATAAACAACAGCCGGTGCTCGCGCGAAAGGCTCGTGATGTCGTCAGAGCGCCAGAATTCCGGCTTGATACTGCGGATCCGCATCAGCGCATCGCCGCCCGCGCAGCGTTGGCGTCACCGTGGGGTTCGTGGGGAGCGAGCACGGCCGCCTCCTCTCAGAGGATCAAGTGCGGGGGGGAAGGCGCCGAGGCGCGTCAGGGGCGCCTTCCCACCCGCACGGGGACAGGTGGTTCAGATCGGCTCGGGCACGCTCAACGAGCCACCGGAGTAGGCCAGCTTCACGATCGCCCGGGGCTCGTTGCGGCGCCACGCGTTCCAGGCCATGAAGATGTAGGCCAGGACTTCCCGCCGGGCGTTCTCGCCGTCTCCGGTGCGCACGTGCGCCGACAGACGGCGGTGCAAGGCCAGGATCGGGCTTCCGCTCGACAGGTCGGTGAGGCTGTCGAGCCGGGAGAAGAACTCGGCGCATGCGAACGAGTCGACGGCGTGTAGCCGCCAGTAGGCGTAGCCGAGCACTGCCGGGGTGATGATCCGCTTCAGGCCACCGATCCCGGCCAAACCATTGTTGATCACCCACCGGAGTGTGGGGTCCGTCTCGACCACGGTGAGCAGATCCGACGTCGACGGCCGCACGCGCACCTTCCCGCCCTCGGTCAGGATCATCCGGGCGACGCTGGACAGGATCGTCGAGTTGACCTCGCCGTGGAGACGGAGGGCGTCAGCGGGGGTGCGTTTCGCACCGGAGTCCATCACGTCCTGCGCCGCCCGCGGCAGACCCCGGATCACCAGCAGCCGCACCGTGCAGCCCGACTGCACGATCGCGGCGAGCCGGTGCTGCCCGTCCAGGAGCGATCCATCGACGGCGAACTTGATCGCCTCACCGGTGAACTGCCAAGCACCCTTCGCCATGTCCGCCGCGTAGACCTCGACGAGCCGGCCGCGCAGGTTCCGGTTCCGCGTGTTCGCGGCCAGCATCGCGGCTGCGATCTCGGGGGTGATCTCTTCCAACCCGGATGTCGGCTCCGGAGCCGGTATCGCCTTCACTGCTGCTGACATGAGATATCCTTCAGGTGTCGGTTGACGTTGATCGGGGGCCCGCGCGCTCACTGCGGGCCCCCGATTTCGTGCCCGAGGTCGGAGAGCAGGCCGTGCAGCACCGATGCGGCACGGCGGATCTCGGGCAGGCACTGGTTGGCGATGGCCGCCCGGTTGGTGCGGTACCGGTCATCGGCCTGGAGCCGCTCCACCCGGGCGATGACCCGGGTCAGCTCGGCGGCGACGGACTGGAACTGCGGGGGCAGCGCCGGCCGCTGCACCGGCTTCGGCGACTGGGCCGGGTACCGCTTCCCGTCGGTGCCGGTGATGGCTCTGCTGGTGGGCCCGGAGTCGCCGTACTGCACCTGCGCGACCTCCTCCTCCGGCTCGGGGGCTGGTGCGGGGCGCTCGTCCTGCGGCTGCGTGGCAGGTGACCATTTCTGGTCACCTGCGATCTCCTTGCGGATCGTTTCGCGGCCCTGTCCGGTCGCTGCTGCGATCGCACGCACAGACATCCCGATCTCCCGCAGGGACGCGACGACCTCCTGGCGTTCCTCGCGTGGCAGCCGCAGCCGGGACGTGCCGAATTCGCGGGTGCAGTAGTCGTCCCAGGTGCGGTACCCCAACGCCGCCCACGCCCTGCCGGTGTAGGCCTCCTGGATGAGCAGCCAGGTGCCGTCGACGGCGACCTTGATGCGGTCGGTCAACGCGCGGGCCTGCTCGGCGGAGACCACCGGCGTGGCGAGGTCGGTCACTGATGTCCCTCCCGGGTTGACCACTGTGCTGTCGCTCAGAATCCGGGCGGCAGGGTCAGCGCGAGACCGGCCTTCCGGACCGCCTCTGCCATCGCGAGCTGGGCGTGGACCTGCGCGGCGACGAGCGCGTGTTGGAACATGTGCTCGCGGGTGGTGGCGAGGTCGTCGGCGACCTTGAGCTGGTCGAGCGCGGTGTCGGCGTGGTCGCTCATTCGCCCGGCTCCTCGGGGTCGACGAGCTCGCCGTCGAGGACTTCGTCGACGGCCAGGTGGGACACGTCGATCGGTTCGCCGTCGGGGATCACCGGGGTGGCCATCCCGTTCGGGGTGGCGGTGGTGCCGACGGGTTCGTTCGCGACGTCCCGGACCGCGCGCAGCTGCTCGCGCATGTACTCGGCGGAGGTGGGTACCCACTTCGCGAGCTGCCGGACGGCGGACTTGAGCCACATCGCGGGCTCGTTTGTCTTCCACGGCGAGTAGTCGGAGTCGGTGCCCTGCGATGACTTCTTGATGGTGGTGATGGCGGCCCTGTTCAGCACGATCACCTTGGAGGTTGCTCCGTCCTTCATCCGCGCGAACGCGTAGACGAGGCGCAGTTCGCCGCGGTCGGCGGCGTCCCAGTCGATCTCGTGCAGCGGGATGTCGTCCTGTCCGGGGCGGAACGAGAACGTGTCGTTGGCGTACACGCACTCCGCGACGACGCTGGAGATGGCGCCGGCCCGGTACATCAGCTCGATCAGGCCCTGGTAGCCGACGATCCCGAGGATCTCCAGCTGCCCCTTCACCTTCCTCGGGGTCAGGTAGTACTGCTCGGTGCCCGGTTCGAGCCCGAGGCGGGCGGCGTCGAGGAGGTGCGCGAGGAACGTGCCGGGGTTGTTCACGGCGGCGAGCTCGAGTTCGGTGACCTGCTTCTTGGAGCGCGGGTCGACGACCTTGCGGCCCTTCTTCAGGGCTCCCTGCGCCAGCCTGACCCACTGCTCGGGCTTGATGTGGGAGGGCAGCACGGCCCGGAAGTCCTGGCTGTACTGCGCCACCATTGCCCCGGCGCCGGGGGTTTCCCGGCGGGCGACGGCGGTGGAGACGGTGTCGGTGGTCATGCTGCTGTTCCCCTTGATCGGTTGATGTCTGCCGCTCCCCGGGCGGCCTTCACGTACGGCAGGGACCCCTCGGTGGTCTTGGCTTCGCGGGCGGCGACTTTCTGGCCGCCGTACCAGGCCTCGCGGGCGGGTCCCATGAACGCGGCGACCTCGGCTGTCCAGCGCCGCTTGTCCTGCTCGGCGTCCTTGTAGGCGGCGAGCGCGTCCAGGTAGGGCTCCGCGATCGTCGCCGGCAGTTCCACCGAGGTGGGTTCGATGCCGGGGTGGAGTTCCTTCACGGCCTCGTAGGTGGCCTCGTGCCCGTCCAGCGCGGGGAGCTGCCCAGTGGTCAAGGTGTCGAGGAACGCCAGGGCGGCGTCGCGCATCAGGGCGAGCTCGGCCTCGTCGCGGCGCACCAGGTACTCGCGGTAGTCGGAGCCGCCGATCAGCACGGACACGTCGCACTCGTCGAACCCGAACACGTCCAGGTACCAGAGGGTTTGGGCGCGGTAGTGGACGGGGATCTCGTCGCTGCCTTCCTCGCCCCACTGCCAGGCCAGGTTGGTGTGCGCGGTCTTGCCCTCCCACAGCCGCCGGTTACCGAGCCCGTCCGGGGAGCCGCCCTGCCACGACCGGTCGACGTGGCACCACTGCCCGGTGTCGACGACGACGAGGTCGGGGTGGCGCAGGTTCCACTCGTCGCGGATCACCGGCTCCAGCCGGGTGCCCCAGTACATGACGTCGTTCACCGCAGTGCCACCGATCGAGCCGGCCTTGCGATGCCACAGCGAGAAGGGCGACTCGTACGGGGAGATGCCCAGCACGGCGGCGATCTCCGATCCGTTGATGCGGGACCGGCGGGCCTGGGCCCATTCCTCGGAGCCGACGACAGCGTCGGTGAGGTGCACCGCGGTACCGACCTGCGACGCCATCAGTCCCGCCCCCACAGGAGGCGCTCGTAGTCGTCTTGCCCGCTCTGCCAGGTGGTGTCGTCCTCGAAGGGGTGGTCGAGCCGGTACTCGGCGTCGGCGATCGCGGTGTCGGCGAAGGCTTCGTGGAGGGCGCGGCGCATGGTGGGCGCGGAGGCGAGGTTCAGGTGCTCGGGCATGCGGCTCTCCTGAGCTGGGGGAATGTTGTTGAGTGGGCCCGTCGACCGGACCAGTTGGTGACTAGTGACCAGGCTACACCAGAATCGGTGAGGTCACTAGTCACCCGGCATATGCGGATGAGACCCTGATTGAGGAGGTGATCCACGGTGACTAGCGTTGAGCTCGTGCCCGAGCGACCGCCCGGCAGTCGCCGCGCGACGCCACTACGCACAGCCCAGATCGAGGACGAGATCTGGAAGCCCGCCATGCGCATCGCGAAGATCCGCGGCGACAAGCTGTCCGCCGTCATGCGCGACGCCGTCAAGCGATACGTGGCACGCCACCGACACCTGCTCGACGAGCAGGACACCGACTCCGCCGAGTAGCTCACGCGGCCACCACCCGACACCCGGCCGCCTGCGCCGCAGCGATCCGCGCAGCCCGTGTCCGCAGCAGCCCGACGTCGTACGCCATCGCCACCGACGCCGCCCGATTCCCCACCCGAAGCTTCCGGAACAGCCCCTTCGCATGGGTGTGCACCGTGTCCTCGGACAAGAACAGCGCCGCCGCGATCTCGGCGTTCGTCATCCCCTTCGCGATGCCCGCGAGGATCTCCTGCTGGCGACGAGTGAGCCCGTGCTCCAGCGCGACGACGGGATCAACCCAGTACGGGACGGCGATCACAGCAGCACCCCCGACGTCTCGACCGTCTCCACCGGCCGCGCCGCTGCAGGCTCGGGCTGCGGCACGAACATCCGCGTCCGGCGCTGCGGGCGCGGGAACAACCCGTCCATCCCGGTCGGTTCCGGCCGGGGCCGCGGCCCAGACCCACCAGAACCCGGGGCGCGGAACTCGATGCACGTGTACTGCTGCGCGATCGAGTACCGGCCGTGCTCGTCGCGGGGCCCGTCGAACCACTCCCCGGGGATGCGCTCGTCGACCTGCGCAATCAGGATCAGCGGGCACCCGGTCGCGGTGAGACCACGACGGAACGGGGCGTCCCGCAGACACCGGTCACACCAGGCGGCCATCCAGCCGTAGCCCTCGGTCCCGTTGGAGAACGCCGGGCCCTCACGGGAGGTCTTCAGCGACTGCTCGTAGTCGAGGCTCACGCCGCACCTGCCCGCTCGTCGGCGAGGAGCGGGATGATCTGCCACGGGCCGGTCTGCCTGTGCCGATGCCGCAGCACCCCAGCCCGGATCCCGTAGTCGCCGTTGCTCACGGCGTCGGCCGCGCACGCCTCCCGCACCAAGGTGGGGCACACCGCGCAGTACCGGCGTGCCGCCTCCACCGCGTCCGTGAGCTGCTCGCGGCCCTCGGGGAAGAACAGCTCCGGGTCCGCCCCCGCGCACGCGGCCGAGTCCTGCCAGGTCATGCCACCCTCCCACGAAGATCCGGTGCCGACACCGCGGTTGCCTCGGCGTAGGAGCGGGCCACGTGCGCGCAGAACCGGCACACCAGCCCGACCCCGGCCTGGCCGCGGGCGGTGTAGTCGTGCCCGAGCAGCCGGCATGTCACCGACGCCGGTTGGGCTGGCGGGAAGATCCGGGTGGGCTGCCCGCACAGACACCCACACACCCCGGCCGTGAGCCGGTCATCCGACACCACCGTCGCGCCGCTCACGCCGCCACCTCCATCAGCGACTGCCCAGCCAAGGCTTCGACCGCGCGCTCACCCAGCCACCGCGCGATCCCGACCGGGACGGCGTTACCGATCTGCTTCTTCACGTCCTCTTTGCAGCCGCGGAACGTGTAGCCGTCGGGGAAGCCCTGGGCGCGGGCACACTCGCGGTTGGTGAGCATCCGGTGGTACTGGATGTAGTCCCGCACCTGCGCGACGGCGTGGTGGTTCCCACCAGCGGTGACGGTGGCGAGCGGGTGCTCGTCGGCCCGCCGGGCACGGGCGTGCCTGCGGTAGGTGACCAGGTGCGGCACGCCCTCGACGGTGATGCTGTCGATCTGGTCGGCGACATAGAGCCTCCGGGTCACCGGCCGCCCCAGGTCGTCGTCGAGGATCGCCGACGCGGACACCGGCGCGACGACGGGTGGGGTCAGGTCGAGCTCGACCCCGCCGCGGGTGGCGGCGATGAACAGCCGCTTCCGCTGCTGCGCGTGCCCGAAGGCGGCGGCGTCGAGCACCAGTTCCCGCGTGCGGTAGCCGAGCATGTGCAGCCCGGCCAGCCACCACGGGTACAGCGACCACGCCGCGAACTCGACCACGTTCTCCACGAAGATCACCGGGAACTCGAGGACCTCCGCGGCGGCGATGACGGCGAACGCGGTGGCCCGGTCGATCGCGGCGGCGTCCGCGCGGAGACGCTCCACCTCGGCGGGTGGGCGTTTCCGCCCCCCGGCGGGGGCGTGGCCCCGGCAACTCGGCGAGAACCAGCCGATGTCGGTGCGCGGCACGGTGCGCCAGTCGATGTCGGACAGGTTCGCCGTGTGGTGCTCGACGTCGGGGTGGTTGTCCTGGTGGGTGCCGATGGCGAGCGGCCAGTGGTTCGCGGCCCACACGACCTCGATGCCGGCCTGGGTGAGGCCGGTGGAGCTACCGCCCGCCCCGGCGAACGAGTCGATCGCAGTGATCACGCCGGCTCCTGGGGTTCGGGGTCGAGGTCGACCGGTACCGGGTGCAGCGCGTCCAGCCGGGCCGCGGTCGACGGCCGCTCCGAAAGGGCGGACAGGAGCTGGCTCAGCCCGTCCAGGGCGGGGGCGAGGGCGCACACCTCGTCGAGGGCGCCCAGGGCGATCCGCTCGTCACCACGGCGGAGCCGGACGTCCCGCTTCCTGGCCAGCTCGGCCAGCGCCGCCCGGAGCGCGAGAATCTCGGCGACGCGGGCGTCGAGGTCGGTGACCACACGCAGCCCGGTCACTCGGACCACCTGCCGGTGGCGGGGTAGTGCTCGGCCCCGGTCATCGCGCACCTGCCCGCAGCTGCGCGACCTCAGCCTCGGTGAGGAGCCGCTTCTCCGCCGGGTCCTGCGGCTGACGGCGGGCCAGGACCGGGCCCAACGCCAGCGCCAGAGGGATCGAGGTGACGATCCAGCCGGCGACACCGACCACGAGCAGGGTCTCGACAGTCACCGCGCACCGTCCAGGGCATCGAGCGCGTTGAGCAGGCCATCCGTTAGCTGGCCGTCGTCGTCCTGGTTGGTCGGCTCCGCCCAGGCACGCGCAGCCACCGCGAGAGCCCGCAGCGCCTGCACCTCGGCCGCGAACGCGACGCCGTCACCGTGAATCGGACAGTCCCGAGCGGGGCCCTCGATGTCCGGGCCATGGGTGATGCACGAGCACAGCGAGCCGAGCGACCGCCTCATGCCCGCGAGGTCGGCCTCGGCGTTGTTCCGGCGGACACGCTCCAGCTCCAGCTCGGCGGACAGGGTGCTGACCTGCTTCTCGTAGACGGCGATCTCACGCTCGGCTGCCTCGGCGATTAGGTCGTCGCGCATCATGTTGCTCCGTTCAGTTCGGCGAGCCGCTGCTGCTCCAACACGGCGGCCTCGCGGCGGTCCAGCTCCGCCAACAGCACCGCCACCAGCGCTGCCGGGACGTCCGACTCGGTGGCGATCGCGACGTCCACGAGCTGACGGGCCTGCGAGTAGTCGAGAGTCACCGGGGCTCACCGCCCTCGGCCTGCTGGGCGAGGTGGGCGTCGATGACATCCCGCAGACGACGCAACTCGGCGTCACCCTTCTCGTCGCCGTAGAAGCAGATCCCGATCTGGTGGTCCCCGAACATCAACCAGCGGGTCTCACCGACGAGCTGCACCTTCAGGTCGGTGTCCGGGTAGATGTGGGCCCGGACCTGCATCCCCTCGAGGTCGCGGCTCACCAGCGGGCCTCCTTGTCGGTCTCGGCGACCGGCAGACCCGCGACCGACGGGTCCTCCGGTGCGAGCAGGGGGCGGCAGCGCCACTCGACAACGTCACGAACCTGATCAATCATCGGCGTCTCCGACGGCATGAACGCCGGGTCCGGCACCTGCACGGTCTCGGTGCCGACGACGACCCGCTCACACACCTCCGAGCGATACATCAGCGCCTTGGCGCCGACGGCGCCGAAACGGACGACGACGTTGGCCATGTCGCCGTGCCAGTCCTTGACGATCTCGCCCCCGGCCGCCTTCCCGGCGCGGATGATCGCCTGGATCTCCTCCCGGTTGCTTGGGCACCACACGTTGACGCCGTCGAGGTAGGCGACGCGGATGTCGGGGTTGGCCTCGATCATGTCGGCGAGCTGCCGAAGCCCGGCAGCAATCTCCTGCGGGGTCGCCTGCGCGGCCATCACGCCACCTGCCCGATGTGCAGACCGGACACGGCCTCCAACTCAGCCACCGTCGCGACACGCCGCTCCCACTGGAGGGCGAGCGCGGACACGTGCAGCTCGACGTCCTCAACACAGCGCGGCTGCGAGCAGACGAGGTAGTGGCGGCACTCGACGTCGTGGGCGGAGACGGGCAGGTAGGCCTCGACGACGAACACGGCCGGGAAGGCATGCGGCGAGATGCCGCAGGGGACGGGGTTGAACGGGGCCGGACCGGAGGTCCGGGTGGGAGTGGGGGTGGCCATATGCAGATTGTGGCAGAAATAAGCAGGACTGTCTACCTCTACTGCCGAATCAACCCGGCGAATCTGCCTATCATGCAGGACGCCCCGGGAACCACGCAGGTTGCCCGGGGCATCGTCGAACCTGACTTGCCGATCTACTCCGCGGGGGCCCCGGGCTGTGCCGACGAGCACCTCGGCACGATCTCGCCAGTTGGCAATGGGTGTCGGCTGTGCCGGTACCCGGTCGTAGACCGCGGGTGCGGGTGGATCGGCCAGCCGCACCCGCTGCATGTCAGCACGTCCGCGCGCGGCTTGCTATTCCAGTGAGGCATCCGCGCCCCGCGACCCTTCTCCATGATCAGCGCGTAGATCTGGTCCGACATCTCCTGCACGGACGGGCCCTCGACGCCGCGGATCCGGGCCCTGCGTCGTGCCGCGAACGCACGATTGCACGCCAGGCAGCACCGGTGACCCGCTTCTTCTACGACGTGCAGGATCAGGTTCGGCTCACGCAGCTCGTGTCCTTGCGGGCAGATGGCCCGCAGCGTTGCGGGATGCCGTCCGTGCTTGACCCGGTCGAAGTTATTCGACGACGGCGTGTCCCAGCGCAGGTTCTCCAGCTGGTTGTTGCGCTTGTCATCGTCGTTGTGGCAGCCGAACATCCCGTCAGGTCGCGGACCGACGAATGCCTCTAACACCAGAACGTGAACATGGACGGTGTGCACTCTGGGGCCAGCTCGAAGGTGAACCCCCGCGTAGGCCTTCCCGCCGCCCGGCGGCGACGCCTTCGAGAGCCGCAGCATCCTTCCCGGCTTCCAGTACTTCGCTGGAAGACCGGAGACCTTCATATAGTGGATCCAGCGGCCGTGCGATCGAACACGCCCCATGGAGCTCACTTCGTACAGCGAGCCGATCACCGGGCCGTACCCCGTGACGGGGCGCCAGGTCTCCTTACCGTCAGCCATCGGCGGCAGTAGCACGGCTGTGAACGCCGAGACGAACAGCGAGCTCGTACCCGATTTGGGCGCCCGTGTCGGTGCACTCCTCCGCGGCGTGCCAGACGAGGCCGCCCGCCACGACTACCTCGGGCATGGTTGTGCTTCGCGGCATGAACCGTCCCGTGTCCGGATCGCGCAGTCGTGTCGTGGTGCTCATCGGGGCGTCGCCTTCTCGACGAGGCGGGCAGCGTGCCACTGGTCGGGGCCGTGGCGCCAACGGTGCCGTCCCGGCGGCGGCGGGGTGATCACCACGGGGTTCTCCGCGGGGATGGTCGGGCTAGAATTGGTGGGAGCGCTCAAGTGGGGTGGCCCTCTCTTCGAGTGTTCGCGTAGGCCCCGGCCCCACGGTCGGGGCCTACGGTTCTTCGGGGGTTTGGTTATGCGGCGTTGTCGGCGCGGAGCGCGTCGACGGAGGGTCGCAGGAGCGCGGCGATGCGGACCTGCTGCGCCTCGGTGAGCGGTGGCGCGGTGGCGACGAACTCGCGGATCCACTGCCGGATCTCCGGGCCCAGGTCGATACGGCGCGGTTCGTCGTCGGAGGTCATGCCGCGTCCTGGCTGGTGTCGGTCATCGCCGGGGAGATTTCGTCGAGGGCCACCGGCCGGCCGAGGGCAACGGCGAGGGCTCGCAGGGCGCGGTACACCTTGACGGCGGACAGTTGGTGGCGGGCCTTGGCGCGGTCGCCGATCGCGGTCTCGACGTTCTTGAGGTGCCCGGCGGAGCAGCCGATCAGTGCGGCGAGCTGCTCACGTTCAAGCCCTGCTTGCTCGCGCAGCAGCTTGAGCAGCTTTCCATCGATTCGACGCCCATCCATAGGCAGACACTAGCAGGATTAGGCAGACTTGGGCAACGCGATCGGGGCTGCCTGTAGCGCGTGAGGGTGTCCTAATGCGACGGTAGAGCCCGTGACGGGGACTCTGATGCATGCCGTAGCAGGAACTCTGCTCATTTCTGCTTACACTGGGTCGGTGCAATGGACCGGCCACACCCTCCGCGACGCCCGCGCCAGCCGAGGATGGACCCAAGCCGAGCTCGCCGAGCACCTCGGCGCCGCTCCGCGCAGCGTCGCCGCCTGGGAACGCGGCGAAGCGAAACCGCAAGCGAAGTGGGCCGCCAAGCTCGACGCCCTGTTCGCCGACTACCAACACCCGACCGAACCCGCACGCGAGGACCGCCGGCTCGCCGACGCGACACCGCTGGAACTGATCGGCATCCTGGCGCAGAGCTTCGCCCAGCTCGAAGCCGAGAACGAGTCCCTCAAGGAAGAGCTTGCCGCGCTCCGCGGCGGCGGCGGACCGACCGGTGAACGCTGGGCGTGGCGCACCGAGGACGCGCCCTCGTCCCGGCGGGAGCCCCCCAGCGAGGCCACGAACGGGCACTAGGTACCGGCCGGTATTGACCCGAACGGGACATACTGTCTCACAGCACGTGCAAAGGAAATTGCCGCACTGGCCCAATCGGGCTACCAGCGGATGTACGTATCGTCACCCTTTTGCGCCGTCCGTGCGAAGCGTCGGCCAGATGCCCATGATCATCGAGACAAACGTCCGCCCAACTGGATAGGTTCCATACCCCGGTTGCGCTACCGGCGGGGGACGGGCCAGCGCACCGATCCTGACCGATCCAGCACGAAAGGGATCTTGCGTGATGACGCTGGCCCGCTCCCCAGAACCACCGCTCGACCAGCTCCACGACGCCATCACCCGGCTCATCACCCAGCACGGACAGTCGGTGACCTACGCCCCCCTCGACGTCGCCCACGTCGCCGACTGGGACGGCGTCACCACCATCCGGCTGCGCGCCACCGCCGACCCCATCGACCAGGTCTGGGCGCTGTACGGCATCGAACGAGCACTCCACAGCAGCAGCCGCGAACCGGTCGTCATCGGCGCCCGCCGACGCGGCCACCTCCGGGCACTACCCGACTGAGTGCCGCCACACCACCCGCACCGCAGACCGATCAAGATAGGGCTTCCCCGGACGCCAGCCGCGCGGCCTCCCCCGCGGCGCCCGATCCAACGTCACGGTCATCAGGTCACGGATCACCGCCTTGCGTCGCGCCACCGACGTCGCCGCCCACGCGGCCGGCACATCCACCGCGTCCGCCAACCCCGCCAGCGGAGACGTCGCCGTCGCGGCCGCGATACGGCCGTCCAGGTCCTCGGCCTCGCCCCGCAGCCGACGCGTCACCTCCGCCAACTGGGCAGCCGTGACAGCACCATCGGCGAACAGGGCAGCCACCTCGGCGAGCCGGCCGTCCACGTCGACCCGCCGCGCATGCAGCGCCGCCACATCCACCAGCTTCGGCTGCGGCACCAGCAGCCTGCGGGCGTCCGGTTGGGACAACCGCTCCACCACCAGCATCGAGATGAACTCATCCAGCGGTGCGGCGGCCCGGGCGACGTGCGTAGACCGGCGACACCGGTAGGAGGGGATGACTCGGCGTTTGGACCCCGACCGGGCCGACGCCGACAGCATCGTGGTCCCATCGCCGCAGACCCCGCACAGATAGACGCCGCTACCCAACCACACCAGGTCGTGCGAGCGGGGCGGGCGTCGGCCGGGCTCGGTCAGCAGGCGGCGCAGGTTCCGCCACGCTGCCGGGTCCACGATCGCCTCCCACACCGCCTCTCCGACGACGTCGCCGTTGTGCTCGATCTGGCCGGCGTTGCGGCCCCGCAGCAGCACCTTCCGCAGCTCCGTCGGCGTCCACGCCCGCCCGGTGCTGGTGAGCGTTCCCGCGTCGTTCAACGACCGCGCCACGGCGTGCAGGGACTCACCGGCAAGGACCCGCCCCGTCGCATCAGCGACGACCGCCGCTTCGGCCGGGCGCACAGTGACGCCGTCGGCGTCGTACCCGTACGGGCGACGTCCGCCGCGCCACCGCCCATCCGCCGCGGCCTGGCTCTTCGCGGCCTTCTGCCGCTCGATCGCGTGCTCGACCTCGTAGCGGGCGACGGCGCCGAGCTGGCGGGCGACCATCCGTCCCGACGGCGTGGCCAGGTCGAGCGGGCCGGCCTTGACGGTGTGCACCGAGACGCTGCGCGGCTCGCACACCGAGATCCATTCCTCGAGTTCGATGGGGCGACGGTGCAAGCGGTCGGTGTGCCAGCACAGCACGATATCCACGTGCCCGTCGCGGACCTGCGCCAGCAGCGCCTTGTACCCGGGTCGCGGTTTCCCGCTGTAGGCGGACAGGTCGTTGTCGGTGTGCACGGCAACAATGTCGACGCCGAGGCGGGCGGCGAGTTCGCGGCAGTCGCGTTCCTGGCGTTCGACGCCGAGGCCGGCGCCGACCTTGTCGCGGGAGATGCGGCAGTACACGGCCGCTCGGGGGGAACCCACCCGGTAAGACTAGCGTAGAGCTACTATCGCCAGGTCGAAGGTTCGTCCGGCGCACACTTAACGGGCAGTGATCAACCGCAGGTCAGGGGATCTAGACCCCGGTCAGTCGACCATCCTGGCGAGATGCTCCAGGACGGGCGGGTAGATGAGCGCGCGCGGCATGAGCTCCGTCAACGCAGCAACACTCGGCACCCACCGAACCTCGGCCAGTTCGTCTTCGTCGCCGACGAACACGTCAAGGTGGTCGTCTAGTGGAGTGCAGGCTAGGTAGATCATCGTTCGGCCCGTCTTGGGATGAATACGCCGTCCGATCTCCTGGCGGCCACCCCGGACGCGGAGACCCGTTTCCTCCTTCACCTCACGCACAGCCGCATCCGTCGGCGACTCCCCCGGCTCGATCTCGCCCGAGATGAAGCCCCACGGCGGCTTTCCGTCGACACGTCGGCTGACGAGCACACCGATCTTCGAAGTGACGACCGCGGCGACGACCGGGGGCCGCTCCGGGGTGGTGGCTGGTTCGGGCACGGGGGGCTCCTCGTGTCGCAGTTGCCGGCGCAGGTCGTCCAGGTCCCAGCGGGCGTGCCCCTTCGGGGTCGTCCATGCCGGGGTGATCTCGCCCTTGGACTGCCAGCGCCACAAGGTCGTACGGCCGATGTCGAGCGCGCGAGCGGCCTCGGCGCTCGTCACGTATCTCCGCTCAGCCATCGACTGAGCGTCCCATAGCAGACGCAACAGAAGCAGCGTCGTGGAACAGATTGAAACGATCTTCACCCTCCTCTACGCTCATCGTGAAACACATTGGAACACTCAGGGGGACAGGTTGTCAGCACCGGAGCCAGACACCACCACCACAGTCGTCGGTCGCGTCGTGCGCACTGGAGGCCGCGACGCGACCGATAACCACCCACGCTGCGCCATCTGTAGCGCTACCCGTCTCCCGCTGGTCCGTGTCGCCGAAACCGGCGACCGCTACCTCATCTGCGGCTTCTGCGCAGTCGCACTCCTCACGCGACGCGCCACCGACCACGAGCCGCTTGTGCTGCTCGTCCTGGACCGTCCCCTCGTCCCCGCCCAGCAAGCGCAGAACTGAGCGCCAACTAATGATCTTCCGACTCGTTGATGCCATCACCGGGCGCAGCCTGCGCGATCTGCGCGCCGCCGACCTCGACGAGAGCATCGCCTACGAGCAGCTCTACGCCGCTGAAGTCGCTTGCTTCGGCTTCAGCATCGCGCTCGACCTTGCCGGCGACCGCTACCTCGAGCGCGTCACCCGCGACCAACGCGATGCGGCCGCGCGCGGCATCGACCGCCGGTCAGTGACCGCCCGCCTGCGCGGCGACACCTCGAGGTGGCACCACGAACTGACGGCGATCGCAGTGGGACGACGGGGCGAGGCCGGGGCCGCCGCCGAGTATGAGCGGACCCCTCTCCTCGACATGAAGGACGTCTGACGATGACGAAGATCTCGACGCGCGAGCTGGTCCTTGCCGGGGCCGGGCTCGTCGGCGTTTCAACGGCCGCGACGTCGGCGGTGTCGCTGTACGAGCTCGCCGTCCAGTGCGGCATCCCCGAGCCGCTGTCTGCCGCGCTGCCGATCGCGCTCGACGCAGGCGCCGCCGTGGCAGCCCTGGCGTGGATCACCGAGGAAGGGGAGCGGCGCGCGTGGGCGCGGGGGATCGCGATCGCCGCGCTCGTCGCCTCGCTGGTGGGCAACGGTCTACAGCACGCGATCGCGTCGCACTTGCTGCCGGTGACGCTGTGGCTGGTCCTCGTGGTCGGTGCGTGTATCCCGGCGATGTTGTGGGCGGTGGTGCACCTGTCGGCGCTGATGATGCGCACCCCGCCGGCCAAGTCGGCACCCAGGACGAAGACCGTCCCCGAGAAGCAGCGGGCGCGGCAGGCTGCCCCAACCCCTCCGGCGCCTGCCGTGCCCGCCCCCGTCGCGGCTTCGTCCGTTGTGCCCGCACCGGATGACCTTGCGCCGAAGCGGTCCCGCCGCGATCAGGGCAAGGACTGGGCGCGCGCGAACTGGCCGGTCACCGGCCAGGCGATCGCCGACGCGGTCGGGGTGTCCCGCGGTGAGGGCGACCGGATCCGCAAGACCGTGAGGGACGAATTGGAGGCAGTGTCGTGACCGTCACGCTCATCGTCGGGCTGTGCGCCATCGTGACCGTCTGGGGTCTGATCAGCGGAGGTGGCGGCCGGCTGATGCTGCTGTCCGCTGTCGTTGTCGGGTGGGGTGTCGGTATCGCGCAGCAGCTCGCCGCGAGCGGCACGGACCTCCTCGCTCACCTGGGTGACATGGTCACCCGGCTCGGCGGGTCGCTGTGACCACGCCGGACACCAGGGAGCAGACGCCGCCGGCGCAGCCAGCGCCTGCCCCAGCCACCGACGACACCACCGAGGCCCCGGCGAAGCCCCGTACGCCAGCGAAGCGCGCAGTCCCGGCCCCGGTCATCGGGCTGGGCGTCGCCGGGGTCGGCGCGACGGTGGTCACGCTGGTCTACCAGCTGGGGTGGCTCGGCGCGGGAATCGCCGCCGCGGTCGGGGCGGCGGGCGGCGGGATCTACCTGGCTGCTCGCCGACAGCGGAAGGCGGCCGCGAAGGCGGGCCGCAACCCGTCCAACGCGGGTGGGCGGCCCCGCGGCCCGGCCGCCGGTGAGCGGTCGGGCGGATTTCTGGGGCTGCTTCGTCGGCTCGGTGAGGTCCGGCATGCGGCACGTGCCGCCAACCGAGGCGGGGCTGGCGCGGCACGTCGAGCCGGCGGTGGGGGCCCCGGTGCTGGCCGTACGCCGGGGCGCGGAGGGAAGTCGCCTCTTGGGGCGTTGTCGCGGTTCGGCCGGTCGCTGCGCGGTGGTGGCTCGGTCGCCCCGAAGCGTGGCAGCGGTTCGGGTGCGCGCGGATCCGGCCGCCGTGGGGGGACCGGCGCCCGCGCCGGGGGGCTGAAGAACCCCCTGTCCGGGCTGAAGAACCCTCTGGCTGGACTTTTCGGTCGCCGGACTGGTGGGAAGTCCGCAGGCAGGGGCGCCGCCGGTCGGGGCGGCGGCGCTGCCGGTGCTCGTCGCGGTGGCGGTTCGGGTCGCGCAGGGGCGGGTCGCAGCTCCGGCGGGTCGCTGCGGCGCGTCGCCGCGGGGCTCGGCCGCCTCTTCGGCGCACGCCGCAGCAGCAGCTCGACGGGCCGCGGCACCACACGAGGTGGCCCCGGTGGCGGCAGGCGCCGTGCCGGTGGTGGCGGTGCTCGTTCGGCGGCCCGCCGAGCAGGACCCGGGGGGCGTTCCGTCGCCGGCTCCGTGCGGCGGATGCTCGGCGGCCGCGGCTTCACCCCGAAACGTCTCGCTCGAGCTCGCCGCGCGCTGCGTTGGCGCGCGTTCCTCGCGGGGCTGCTCGGGCGTCCCGCCCCTGCAACCCGCGGCACCCGCCAGGGCGGCGGACCGACACGGGCGAGGCCGCCGGCCGCGGTGCGACGCCCCTACACCGCCGGCAGGCTGATCAACCGGGCGGCGCGGCTGGCCGGTCGGGGAACCCGCAGGGTCGCCCGCCCGGTCGGCCGGGGCGCGGCGCGGGTTGCCCGGCGCGCCGCAGCTTCCCGGCCGGCCCGCCACGTCGCAGCCGCTGGACGGCGTATCGGTGGCGGCTTCGTCCGCCGGGTCGCCGCCCCCTTCACGGCCCGACGGCGGGGTGCCGTGTGGCGGCGCGCCGCGAACGTCGCCCGCAACCAGTGGCAGGAGTTCCTGCGCGGAACCGGCCTGGTGCGGTCCCCCGTCTACCGCAAGGCCGCCGAGGTTGCCCGCAACGCGTGGACGGACTTCCTCCTCGGAACCGGGCTGCTCGACCCCGACTCGGCCCGCTGGAACGCCCACCCGCACGGCGCGACACCCGGAGCCAAGCCGCTCACCCCACCGACCCCGGACGCCCCCACAGGCGCCGGTCAGCCGTCGCCTCCCGCGGCGCGCCGCTCGATCACAGGAGGTTCGTTCATGGCCCGCATCGGATCCGAGAAGGTGCAGGTGCTGCCACCGATCCTGCAGGGCGCCCAGGAGGCGTTCGAGCAGGCGTGCGACCAGTTCCACTGCGTTAACGCCAACGACGAGCGCGCCGCGAACGCTGCCCGCCAGTTCCTGCAGGAGCTCGCCGAGTTCGCCGAGGCCGTCGGCGTAGCAACCGGTCGGGTCGGTGACAAGGTCACCGAGGAGATCTACCTCGAGCCCGGCGCCGCCGACGTGTTCCACCAGATCGGGCACTACCTGGGCGCGCCGAAGGACGACATCGAGGAGGCCGCCGAGGCGATCGACGCCGCCCACGAGGACGACCTGCGCCGGCTGGAGAACCCGGACGAGCGCGCGGACGCGTGGGACTACCGCCCCAACCGGATCGGCTACTGAGGACGAGGCGCGACCAGCTCATGGCATCGGACACCACCGCACCTCGCAAGCCGGGTGGCTCGGAGGATCGGCCGCCCGGCTGGTGGTGCTACCCGATCATGTGGGCGCTCGTCGCGTGGGTTGCGCCCATGCTGACCGACCGGCTGGACTGGTGGTGGCTGATTGGGATCTCGGCCGTGGTCGCGCTGCTCGGTTCCGCGGTGGTGCGCACGCTGTGGCCGTCGCGCATCTACGGTGGGCTCTGCGCCCACGCCGTGCTGTTCGCGATCGTCGTTGGCGGCGCGCTCGGTGGGTGGCTCCTGTTGGCCCGCTTCGCTGGCGGCCCGCTGCGGGTGTGGCAGCACTGGCTGATCGGCTCGGCGGTGTTGGGCGGCTGGTGGCTGCTTCTCGCGCTGCGCGCCCCGGCCGCGGTCGTCGATTTCGACCCCGTCGCCGCCGAGCAGGTGGGCGAGCCCGAGATCGGCGGGGTGTATCGGGAGATCCTCGCCGAGGCGGGGGTGCTGCCCGCCTGCCGGATCACCGACGTGACGTCTTCCCCGTCCGGAGGCGTGGTGTCGGTTCACTTGCGCGCCGTGCCGCGCGCGAAGGGCGCGGTCATGACCTACGACGGGCTGCGCGCGAAGCTCGCGACGATCGCCACGCACGCCGACCTTCGGCTCGAGGGCGACATCGACGAGTCCGACGTCACCCCCGAGAGGATCACCGGATCCCGCTGGATCCTCCACTTCACCGTGAAGCGCGTGCTGGCGGCCGAGTTCCCGTACAAGATCCGCACCGAGCCGCGCCCGGCCGACGATCCCTCCAAGATCGGGCAGTACGAGACAGACAGCCCGATCGACCTGCAGTTCTATCACCGCGAACGGGGGGCAACCTGCGCCGACGTCGTCGCCGGGATGGGCGGTGGCAAGACGGTGCTGTTGCACAACTTGATCGCCGAGGACAACGCGTGTGACGCCTGGGAGGTCTGGCTGTTCTCGTCGCAAAAGCTGACGCATCTGGCGTGGCCGTGGATCCGGCCGTGGCTGACCGGGAAGGTCGACCGCCCCCCGGTGGATGCGATCTTCGGGCAGGCACAGACCCGGATCCTGCTCGGCCTGTCGTGGGCGTGCCAGCTCGCCGAACGCTGGAACGCCTCCACCTCCGGTGTCCGGCAGGTCGAGCCGGGCAAGGGCGGCTTGACCGTCGTGATCGACGAGTCGAGCGACTGCTTGAAGAACAAGCGGCAGATCACGTTCAAGCTCGGCGCGGAGATGGTCGCGATGAACGCGTCGGAGATGGTCGCGAAGCTGGCCGAGATCGGCCGCACCTCCCCGGTCAAGGTGTACCGCGCCTCCCAGTACGGCCTGTTCAACAGCGCGGGCCCGGCGGGGCATGAGTCCCGCCGCAACTTCCTCGCCGCGATCGTCGGGCGGGTCACCCGCACCAGCGACGCCCGCAACGTCGCCCCCGCGCTGCCGCCGGGCTCGGACCCAGTACGGCTGCGCGACAACATGATCTACGTCCAGCCCAACCTCGAAGAGCCGACCGTGCTGCGGGCGAAGGCGTACGCGCTCGTCGACGAGCGGGTCGAGCCGGTCGCGGTCGCGTACACGGCGTGGCGCAACGGCCTCGACCCCGCCTTCACGCGGCAGCTGCGTGGCTACGACGAGCGGTGGCGAGCCGAACACCACCCAGACCTCGTCCAATTCGCGGCGAGCGAAGGCCTGCAGTGGCCCGGCACGACCGCTCCCGCCGCCCCCGCCTCTTCGGCCCCGGATGGCGCTGTGCCTCCCGAGGAGGCAGACCGCACGATCGTCACGGCACCCCCAACCAAGGAGGCAACCGTGACACCACAGCGCCCCAGCAACGACCTCCCCCTGCCCGACGGCTGGGAGGCAGACAACTACGACGTGTGGGCGGCATTCGAGGGCCAGGCCCAGCCAGCAGGAGGAGGCATGGCAGGAGGCAGCGCGGGAGACGCCGAGGAGGCGACCCGCATCCCCACCGCGACGGGGGACGGATCCGTGCTCTCCAACCCTGACACCTCCGGGATCAAGCGTGCGCTGCGCCGGTGGGAGGCAGACCGCGAGCGCGTTCGGAAGCTCGCGCGTCTGCCCGAGCCGCTCGGGAAGATCCTCGCGCAGATGGAGCACCCGCGTGCCCAGCGGATCGTCGCGACCGGGTGGGTGCCGACTGAGGTTCTGGCGATGTCACTCGGTCGGTGCGACCGCGACGCGGACGACGACACGCGGCGCCGCGCCGTCGCGCAGCTCGGCAAGGAGATCAACCAGATCACCGGGCTGCAGTCGCAGGAGATCCCGCGACCCGTCGGGCTCGGGCGGAAGGCTGGCTGGAAGGTCTCGGACCTGCGCGAGGCGGGAGAACGGCTGATGAGAGATGTGTGAACCCTCGGCACCCTCGGCACCGTCGGCACCCCCGGAATCGCAGGTCAGACCCTCGGCGGACCCTCGGCACCAGCTGCCGAGGGTGACCCTTCCTGCCGGGGGTGCCGGGCGTGCGTGCCGGGGGTGCCGAGGGTCTGCTGCCGAGGGTGCCGAGGGTGGCCGTGCTCGGTAGGCAGCATGCGATGTCGGGCGTGCTCGCCGGCATCGGGATCGCAGCCAGCGTGCCGTCTGCGCCGCCCGCGTGGCGGCTCCTCGTCGTCGCTGTTACCGGCGGGGCCGCGCTGTTGCCCGACCTCGACCATCCGTCGGCGACAGCCGCCCGATCGCTGGGGATCGTCACGGGCCTGGTCGCCGTGGCGGTGGATGCCGCCTCCCTCGCGATCTACCGGGCAACCCGGATGGGAGGCGACCCGGCCGAGCGGCAGTCGGGGCATCGCCTCGTCACGCACACCGTTCCGGGCTGCCTCCTTGCCTCCCTGGTTGCTGCCTCCCTCTGCCTCGTGCATCCGATCGCGGGGGCGGTGCTGTGCTGCCTCCTCGCCGGGCTGCTGTCGCTGGGGCTGCGCCTCCTGGGATGCGGGCTCGGCACGCTTGGTGGCCTCCTGGCGTGGTGGTCGCTCGATCACGAGGGGGGCTGGTGGTGGCTCGTGCCGCTCGCGGTGCTCGTCGGCTGCCTCGTGCACGTGCTCGGTGACACCATCACCGACTCGGGGACGCCGCTGCTCTGGCCGCTCGTGCGCGGAGGTCGGAGGTGGCGGCTCGTCACGACTCCGGTCACGTTCGCCGCCGGTGACGACGTCGAGCTGTTCGCCGTCGCCCCGCTCCTCCTCGGTGCGGTCGGGCTCGCGTCGTTCAGCGTGCTGGGCGGTTGGCAGGTCGTCGAGCCGCTGATCGCTTCTCTCGCAACCGGAACGCACTGATCTTCTGGGGGGTTGCTCGTCGTGGAGCCGTTGATCGTGTTCCTGCGCGCGCATCCGGTTGGTGCGCGCAGGCTTCTGGCCGAGCACACTGCGGACGCGTCGGGGCGGTGCCCGGTGTGCCGTTCGGGGGGTGCGGGGTCGGGGCGGGTGGTGGCGCCGTGCCGGATCTGGACGGCGTGCTCGGCGGCGTTGGAGCATCGCTGAGATTTCACGATGGTGCTTCCCTGGCACTCTTGTGCTATCTGAGTTACACTCGTACTCGTGACAGACACCGTGACTGAGATCGACCGCATCGTCGCCATGAACGTCCGCATGAAGTGCGTGATGACTCACACCAGCTACGCCTCCGTAGCCCAAGCCATCGGCATGGACCCCCGTCTGTTTCGCCGCCGCACTCGAGCCGAAACCCCCTGGAGCCTCGACGACGCCGTCCAGACCGCCCAAGCGCTGGGCGTCACCCTCGGCTGGCTCACCACCGCGCACGACCACGGCACTCAGACCGGCGCCGTCCACACCATCACTTCGACTGAGGAGACCTGATCATGCGTATCGCTCTGGAAGACCGCCACGGCCCCCGCCAGGCCGCTGTCCTCGTCGGTGTCGCCGCCAGCCTGGCGTACCGGGCCGACGACCTGTACGCCCGGGAGTCCCCCGACGCCTACCCTGCCCTGCAGCGTCTGTGGGCGCACATGGCCGAGCACGGCATCGAGTCCGGCGACCTCGTCGACTGGCGCAACGGCAGGGAGGCCTGACCGTGCGCATCCCTGTCGACCCCGACACTGCCGCCCTCCACGAGACGATCGCCGAGATCGTCTCCGCGCATCAGCTCCCGGTCCATGTGGTCGATCCCGGTGACTGGGGCCCGGCCCCGGTCACGGCGCAGCAGATCATGGCGTCTACCAGCCGCGCGTACACCGTGTCGGTGCGCAACGGATTCGGAGGCGGCACCGTGTCCCGCACCGGCCGGTACGGGCTCGGCGGGGAGATCGTGTCCATCCCTCGCCCGGTCGAGGCGGCCACGCTCGTCCCGCTCCTGCGTGAGCAGCTGCGCCTCGCCGCGGAGGAGCAGGCACGCGACCTCGCCCAATCCGGGCCATGGGCCGCGTACGAGGCGGTGGACGCTGTCCGCCCGGTATGACGACGAATTCAGTCCTGTATACCCCTAGACACCGCTCGTCTAGGGGTATACGGTTCTGGTCATGGAGATCAGCCGCGCCGCCACCGATGACACCACCACCTGGACCATCACCATCGACGGTGCCGAGGTGTCCTGGCTGTCCGTGTGGACCGTGAACGGCGAGATCGCCGAGGTCACCACGGCCAACGCCCACCGCGGCCGCGGCTACGCCAGCGCCCTCTACCGGCACGCCGCCACCGAGCGCGCCATCTTCCACACCATCCCAGCCCACCGCACCCCAGAGGGCGACGCCTTCGCATCCGCGGTCGGCGGCGACGACATCGACGAGGACGACGCGGTCGTCGTCGACGCCTGCTGCTGCGACCACTGCGACGCCTGAGGAGCCCCGGATGTCCCTGCGCGACACCTGGCATGCCTGGCTCGGCCCGGCCGCCGACACCATCACCGACGACCAGCTCGACCAGCTCGACACCGCGAGCAAGGCGATCGAGCAGCGCTGGCCCGACCCCGACCTCGCCGACCTCCGCGAGCGGGCGCTGTCCGCGGCCGCCCAGGTGATCCTCGGCGACGACACCCTCGAAGGTGTCGCCGACACCTGGCACAAGGCGGTCGCCGCCGAGGCGGAGCGCCGCGCAGCGCTCACTGGGGCGCTCATCGCGTCCTCGACCTCGTCCCGTAGCGGGCCCGGCTCCGAGGCCGACCTCATCGCCCGCTCCGGGGCATCTCGGATGACCGTCCGCAAGGCTATTGGGCGGTGAGCGGCAGGCCCCGCTCGCAGGTCGCTCCCGGAGAGCCCGAGCTGCCCCGGCTCGTCGAGCGCCCGCACGGCGCTCCGCTGCTCACCCGCGCCGAGGTCGCCGACCTGCTCGGCTACTCCCGCACCTCCATGGCCACCGTCATGTCCCGCGACCCTGACCGGTGGCCCAAGCCGGCAGCGCTGCTGCGCCAAGGCCGGGCGTGGGTGATGCTGTGGGACACCGACGAGATCCTCGCCGCCGCACCACCCGCCGCCGCGACCGTGCGCGCGGGCAGCGTCGCCACCATCTCCGACCCCGACGGCCTGATCACCTGCGCGGAGTGCGGGCGCCGCTTCCGATCTCTCGGCAAGCACCTCCGCCGGGCGCACGGTCTCAACGCCGCCGAGTACCGGGCCCGGCACCGGCTGCCCGCGACCGGAGCACTCGTCGCCGACGGCGTCCGACAGCTCCAATCGGACCGGCAGCGTGCCCTCCTCGACGACGACCCCGAAGCGCTCGATCACCTCGCCCCGTACCGCACGAGCGAGCACCTCGACACGCTCCGAGAGGCCGCGATCGCGGCGCATCATGAGACCCGCGACCACGACCTCGTGCGTGCACACCGGGCACCCGGGCAGCGGTACGCGGTGCAGGCGATGCTCGGCCGGCGCCGGGAGCGGCTCGACGAGATGGCCCGGGTCGCCGGGTACGGCGACTTCGCCGCCGCGATCGCCGCCACCCGGGACCTGACCTCACGTGAGGCTGCCTCCCGGCTCGGTGTCGGGGCATCCACGGTGCTGCGCTATCGGCGGGCGACGACTCGCTCCCGAGGTCAGAGCTTCGCTGAAGGGTCTACCGCTCCCACCGTGGCCGGGGCACGCTGACCGGTATGACCGTCGACGAGCTCGCCGAAGACCTGTACGTCGACCCCGGCGACATCCGGGTCCTCCTCGCCCAGCTCGACCCCGCCACCGGCGGCCTCGACCCGGACGAGCAGATCCCGAACGAGTACGCCGCCGACATCCGAGACCAGCTCAACCACTTCTGCGAACGGACCGTGCCCGCGGTGTGGTGGCCCGGGTCGGATCCCGACGCCGGCTCCGGCGCCACGAAGATGCGCTGATGGCCCGCATGCTCGGCCGCGTCAACCAGCCCTGGTGCCCTGTCTGCAACGCGCCACCCGGCCCGGACTGCCCCGTCGTCGGGGACCGCGGGAAGCGACAGCAGCGCCGCACCGAAAACACCGACGTGCGCGCCCAGGTGTCTCGGCTGTGGGCGCAGGACTGGGACAACCCGGATGACGCGGTGTACGACGAGTCCTGAACGCACGAAAGGCGCCTCACCACCCCCAGGGAGCAAGGGGTGGTGAGGCGCAGAAAGCCGCGCGGCGAAGGCTACGGAAGCTGTATCAGCGGAATGGGTGTCGTACCAGCACCACCGCCCCGTCAGGAGCCGATGTAGGTGGCGGTGAGCTGCGTGTTCGCGGCGACAGTGTCCGTTGCCGTCGTCGCCATGGCCTGCGTGATCACAGACGCGGACGAGGACGTCACCCGCAGCACGCGGGCGACCTGGCAGTACACGGCGTTCGTTGCTGCCGCGACATACGCCGTCTGCTGGCCCGCGTACTGCGCCTGCGCACCCGAGAACTGCAGCGAGGCGTGCTTGTACCCGGCCGTTGAGCCCGTGAACTTCACCATCAGCTCGATCGACCACAGACCGCGCCGGTTCAGGGTGAGGCCGTCCGCGGCGGTCGTCACCAGGCTCGTCGTGGCCACCGTCGTCACGTTCGCGTTCCACGGGATGTTGAAGAACGTGCCGCCCGTGGACAGCGACACGGTCGCGGACTTGTAGCCCGACCACACCCCGCCGTCCCCGGCCCCCGGCAGCTCCGCCGACGTGAGGATCCAAGCCGGTGTGCCGAGCAGCGTCGTGTACACCAGCTCGGTCACCAGGACCTGCCCCGACGGGACCGGGAACGCCATCGGTAGCTTCCCGGCCGGGTAGATGTAGCTGGTGGTGCCGTTCTGGGCGAAGGTCACCACCCGGTCGGCGCCGGAGGCCAGCACGGTGATCCGCAGCTTCTGGAAGTTCGTGCCGTTCGTCGGGGCTTGGATGGTGAGGGCCCCGGTGGCGGTGATCTCGATCAAGTTCCCCGCGGTGGACGCGTCCGGGGTGATCGTGGCCGCGTAGGTGATCGCCCGGGTGGGGTTGTCGACGGCGGGCATGCGCGCGACGACGAGCCTGTTCGCGGTGTCGAGCATCGCCGGCGGCGACACCCGGGTCGGTGACGCCGTGGTGCCGGTGGCGGTCCCCACCGCGAGGTTGATCGAGAAGTAGGTGTTGCCGCCGGCGTCGGACGTGGCCGCGGTCGCAGCGTGGATGTAGCCGGCGTCCACAGCGACGTAGGTGGAGGTGCCGGCGCGGACCCCGAACTGTGGGCTGTTGGTGCCGCTGCCGTCGTCGTTCACGCCCGGGTAGCACGTGTACCCGTCGATCATGACCGGGTTCGTGGCGCCGGTGACCTGGATACCGGCGTAGTTCCCGCCGCCCGAGCCTCCGTTGCGGCCGTCGCGGCGGCTGGAGAAGCCGGTGATGTTGTGCGCGCTCGACCCGGTCGAGTCGATGAGTAGGCCGTTGTAGTTCGCGCGGTCGGAGGTGCAGCCGGAGATCAGGACGCCGCCGGAGCCCTGCCCGGTCCCGAGAGATCCGGTGAGGTAGTAGTTGTGGTTGCCCGACCATTCGGCCCGGCAGCCGATGACCTGCGTGTTCGGCGCGTACTGGATCAAGAACCCGACATAGCCCGAGCCCTGTGCGTTGCACCCGGCGAACAGGCAGTCCGGGCCCGAGACGTTGAAGCCGGCGCCGCCGCAGTTGTCGGCGACGCAGTCCAGCCACCGGCACGACTGCGCCGACTGCGCATCACCGCTGTAGGGGCTGTAGGAGACGGTCGCGAACCCGTCACCGACCACGTTGCGGACGGTGACCTCCCGGAACACCGCCTCCCGCACAAACCCGTACAGCTGCACCCCGGTCATGCCGGTGGTGGTGTTCGCGGAGCCGTCGATGGTGATCCAGCGCAGCCGCTGCCCGAGCGACGCGGTGCTGTACCCGCCGTCGGTCTGCGACAGCAGACGGATCACCGCGGCGGTGCCCGTCCACGAGCCCGCCGCGACGGGTTTGATCACGCACGGGTTCGCCGGGCCCGCCGCATAGGTGAGCGACACCGACTGGCTGCCCTGCAACGTCACCTGCGGCGGGACGACCAGTGAGCTCGACGTCCGGTAGGTGCCGGGTGGGAGGTGGCACACCCCGCCGGCCGGGGTGGCGTTGATCGCAGCCTGGATCGCCGTCGTGTCGTCGGTGGTGCCGTCGCCGAGGGCACCGTACGACTTGACGGACACGGTCCCGAGGGCGGCGAGCCTCACCGGGGCGAGGTCGTCGACGCCGCCGGGCAGATGCGTGGCGGCATGCTGGGCGACCGGATAGTAGATCGCGTTGGTGGGCCAGCCGGTGTGCCAGTGCTGCAGGTCCCGCAGCTCCACCGACCCGTAGTCCGAGTCGGAGTCGCCGTCCACCCCGGACTGGCTCTGCAGGTAGACCCCAGCCTTGAAGTACCAGCTCGCCGACCCGGTGGAGACCAGCGCCGTGCTGGTGACCACCGGGGTGGTCATGTTCCCCAGCGTGCCGTCCGTGCGGGCGACGTAGACGCGGGCCGTCCCGTTGACGAGCTCGATCTTCCACTCGAACTCGACACCGACGATGCCGCTGGTTCCGCCAGCACCACCATTGACGAGGTCGGTGCCTGACGGGTTGATCGGGGAGGTCGCGTCGAGGGTGGCCGTGGACCCGTTGATCCGGACGCGGAGACGGACGGTGCCGGATACGAGCTGGGTGCGGATCGCGACCCGGTCCGAGGAGCCGTTGTGGAGCTGGGCGATCACGATCTCCGGCTTGACCGCCATCAGGTGCGTGATCTTGGTCCGGCCGTGCAGGCGATGCGTCCCACTGTCAAGCGCGTCGAACCCCATGTTGGCGCCCGACGTGTCGAGTTCCCGCAGCTCGCAGCGGGCGTAGCTCGACCCAGACGTGGGCGGCGCACCGACCGCGACCTGCATCTGCACGGCCGTCTTCGCGGTAGTGCAGGTGAAGTACGGGCTCTCCTCGAACCCGCCCGCGACCAGACTCTGGCTGATCGAGCGCGCGGACGAGTCCCCGACCCTGGCGGACTGCAGCAGGAAGTGATTCCGCCCGGTCGCGCCCGCGGTCTGCGGCCCGAGGTTCAGCACCGTCGCCGGGGTGATGCCCTCCGGGACGGCAGCGGCGTCGGTGTAGGCCTTCGTCGCCGCGTGCAGATCCGACGTCGGATCGGCGGGGAGCAGGATCTGGGTGGTGAACTGGCGGGCCATCAGCCGGTGACCGTCACGACCCAGTTGTTCGACGCGGGCGCGGCGGGGAGGGTGACGACGAGGTTGTTGGCGTCGGAGGCGACCTCGTCGACCTCGACGAGCTGCCCCTGCGTGTACCCCGACACGGGGCTGGTGTAGGCGCGCAGCGTGAGCCGGGGCGCCGAGTTCGCGAGCGCGTGGTTGATCGTCACCGTCGACCCGGACACCGAGAAGATCCCCGACGAACTCGCCGGGATCACCCCGGTCACCTTGCGGACGACGATGCTGGTGTCGATCGACGTCGTCGTGGACGCGCCCGCCGGGGCCAGGATCCCCGTGCCGGGATTGACCGAGATCGTTGTCCCGGACAGGGTGAGGCCGCCGTTGACGCTGTAGGTCGCGCCGGCGGCGCCGCGGAACACGAACGTCGGTGTCGTGGTACCGAGGGTGATCGCGGTGTCGTTGGTCATCAGCGCGAACGTGTCCGCGTTGGTGCCCTCACGCACGATCCAGTACGAGCCGAGCACTGCCTCGCCGCTGGTGTCCCAGTTCGTGGCGCGGGTCATCGCCGACCCCGACCCGTTGTACACGTACGGGCCGCCCTGCGACCCGGTGGTCTGGGCGGTGAGCAGGACGACGTCGTTGGTGGCCATGGTGACGCCGTCGATCGTGGACGGCGCCGACGAGATGTTGACGTTGCTGGTGGCGGCGACCCGCACCGACCCCTTCAGCGTCTGCCCCGAGGTGAGCCCCGAGAGTTGGGTGTCGACGTAGTTCTTCGTCGCCGCGTCCTGCGCACCGGAGGGGTCGGTGACGTTGGTCAGCCTGTGACTGGCCACGCTGAGGTCGGTGTTCGGGGCGGCGAACTGATCGAGCCGATAGGCCTGCACCGTGGCGGCGAGGTCGGAGATGGTGGACGCGGTCTGGGTGCCGGTGTGGGCGGCGCGGGCGAGCATGTCGATCGCCGCCGTGCCGTTCCAGTACATGAGCTTCGCGGTCGTCGTGTTGAACCACAGCCGACCCGCCTGCCCGGTGCCCAGCCCGGTCGGGTCCGACGACACCGGGTTCATCATCGCGTTCAGGATCGAGAACCCGAGCAGGTCGATGTCGGTGGCGAAACGCCTGGTCAAAGCGGGCTCCTAGGAGACGGTGATGGTGCCGGTGAACGGGACCCCGAACGACACCTCGAGGACCCCCGAGGTTGGGGCGGTGATGTCGGCGGGCTCGGTGATGCCCTGCGGGCTGACGCAGCGGACCCCGGCCGGGGTGAACGACAACCCGTGCTGGACCTGCACCAGCGTGGCCGGCGAGGACTGGGTGTGCGTGTAGCCCAGCGTCGCGGCACCGTCCCCCGGCGGCCCTTGTGGACCAGGGGGGCCCTGCACCGGGACGACGACCCGGTCCGCCGAGGGTGGGGTGACGGTCACCGCCGGCACGTCGGGAGGCTCGACATGCACCGTGACACCCGAGCCGAGGGTGATCGGGCCGCTCACGTCGACACGACCCGGCCGCGCGCCCAGATCAGCTCGGCGTCGGGGGTGGTGTAGCGCAGCCGCACATCCCGGTCAGTCGTCGACGCCAACCACGCCGCGACCGTCGCCGCCGGCACCGACCAGTCAGCGCGCGCCCCGGTGATGATGGCGTCCCACTCGACCGCGGGGGTGCCCAGCAGCAGCGTGATCGACGTCCCGACAGCCCAATCCGAGGTGGCGACGAGCGCGGACACGAAGTCGCAGTCGGGGTCGAGACGGACGATCAGCTGTTCCGCGTCCAGGCCGAGACTGATCGCCACCGCTCACCTCACTGCAGGTCGTCGTCATCGCGGGGGCCGCGGGCCTTGCCCATCAGTGCGGCGATCCCCAGCGGCACACCGGTGAGCACCGTGACCGCGACGAAGGACCACACCATCACGGTGGCGAAGGTGTCCACGTCAGGCGGTGGTCGCCGGGCCCGCCGGGACGCTCTGGCTGTTCGGCACCGCGTACACACCGAGCGCCCCGAGCGCAGCCATGGCGAGTTGCAGCCACTCCGTGAGGTCCAGGCCGCCATCGATCAGCTGCACGGCGAGGGTGAGCACCGCGGTGACGACGGCCAACGCGGACTTCGTGTAGGCGGCGCCGGGCACGTTCGGGGCGGTGAACACCGCGAGCGCACCAGCGGCAAGGATCGCCACGTTGATCCACTCGGCGGTGGAGACGACCCCGTCACCCGTGAGGGCAGCGATCACCCCGGACAGCACGGTCGCGACCACCGCAGCGAGCGCCTTGGCATAGTTCATGGGAACTCCAATGGATTCGGTGATCGGTTTCGAGTGCTGGCCCACGGCTCAGGCGGACGCCTTGACGCCGAGGAGCCTCACGACCGCGGCGGCGACACGCTGCACATCCACGTCGGACAGCGCCGCCCCGGCGGGGATGGGGGTCTTCCCGGACTCGATCGCGTCGAGCTTCGCCCGCAGCGCCTCGAGCTGGGTGTTGGTGCGGCGCAGGTAGTCGACGACGGTCAACGTCTCCCCGGTGCCGCCGCCGAAGGTGGGCCAGCCCCACGCCTGCGCGGCCGGGTCCGGGCCGACGACGAGCTGGGAGACGAGCAGCGCGAGCTGGTTGGCCTGGTCCGGGGTCAAGTCGTCCTCCGAGGTGTTCAGCCAGCGGCCGACGTCCGCGCGGAACGAGGCCATGTCCCAGAACGCGGGGTCGATCTTCCGGGCGGGAGCCCATTCCTTGTGACCAATCGCCCGCGACGCCGGCAGCCCACAATGGCGCAGCAGGGCAGCGACCCCGCGGGGGTAGGAGCCGCGTTGGGCGTCGGTCCAGTCGTCGCGGGACCCGACGGACTCGGCCTCGACACCGATCAGGTGGGTGTTGCCGCTGTTCGCCGGGCACCACGCCACCGAGCCGGTGCCGGCGTGCCAGGCCTGCCCACCGGCGATGACGATCCAGGTGCCGTCACGGGCCAGCCCGAGGTTCGCCAGCGGCCCGTCCAACCCGGGCCGGCCGTTCACCACCACGCTCTCGGACGGGTAGTTCCCGGTGGCTGGGCCCGCGGTGTGGTGGGCGAGAACCCCGAGGACCTCGCCCATGCCGCCGTGGCCGCGGGTGCGCCACCCGTCGACCTCCCGCACCGGCAACCCCTCGGCGCGCAGCACGTCGGCCAGCCACAGCAGCCACTGGACGGTCACTCGCGCCCGTCCAGATCAGTGAGCTCCCACTCGGCTCGCGGGTCCCGGTCCTCGCACCAGCCGTCGATCCGCTCGTGCGGGGCCGACCAGTCCGTGTGGCCCTGGTAGGTGACCTTCCGGCCGACCATCGACAGCGCTGGCTGGGCGTCGGGCTGGATCAGGGTCTCGTCGACGGTCTTCCGGTAGATCGGGTCGTCACCGTTGTCGAGCCACCACGAGAACGCCACCTGGCCCGCCTTCGATCGTTGGTGGGTGGAGGGGGTGGTCGCCGCCCCGAGCGACGGGGGATCAGTCGGGGCGGCGACCGGGATTCGGGGTCAGGCCGGCTCGGCCGGGGTCTCCGGCTCGGGGGTCGGCTGCGGCTCGGGGAGCGGCTCGACGTCCGGCGACTCGGGCTCGGCGGTGAACTTCGACGCGAGATCGTCGAACGCCTGCTTCACCGGGGCGATCGCGTCCAGGTCGGCTGCCTCGTCGGCGGCCGCCTGGCCCTCGAGGTCGGCGATGCGGGCGTTCGCGGCGGCGAGCTGGTCGAACAGGTTCTGCACCGGGCCCGCGAGCGCGGTGAGTCCGGCGGCGAGCTGGGCGAGGAGGTCGCGGTCAGCGGCCATGATGGATTCCATCCTTCTGATGCGTCGGGTCTGCTCCAGGACCATCGGGCGCAGCAGCGCCAGGTCGGCCTGGATGTCGGAGAGGACCGCCACGTCGGGGCGGTTCCAGCGGGCGAACCAGTTCACGGGCGCCCCAGGTGTCGGGTGCGGATGCGGGATCGTTGAGCGGCGACGTCCTCGGCGCGCTGGACGGGTATTTCCAGCCGGATCCACGCTGCGAGCGCGTTCGCTTCGGCGGCCCTGCCGAGCAGTCGCAGCGCCCTGATCCGGACATCTATCGGGTAGACGCGGCCGCGGTCACCCGACCAGCGGCACAGCGCGGCGTAGGTGATGAGCGCGTCGGTGTCGGAGCAGTGGTGCGCGTGCCCGGTCACGACGCCAGCCGCGCGGAGACGACGGTGTTGTCGAGGTAGTCGTGCTGGACGACCCGGCCGGAGCAGGTGACGAGCGCGATCTCCCGCTCGCCGGTGGCGCCGAAGACGAGCGGCACGGTGCGGGCCTGGTAGTCGGCCTTCGGGATCTGCTGGACGTCGTACACCGCGAACACGCGGCTGGCGCCCGACGCGTCGGTGATCGTGAGCTCGTCGCCCGCGCGGAGGTCGCCGAGGTGCTTGAATGCGCCGTCGACCCCGTCCCAGTCGACGTGCCCGGCGAGGACCGCGCGGCCCGGTTCGCCGGGCTTGGGCGCGAACCGATACCAGCCGACTTCGCTGACGTCGGGCAGTTCCATCTCGCCGTTCTGCTCGAGCCCGACCGGGACGATCTCGTCGATGACGGCGAGCCGCGGGATCGTCACCCGCACCGGATCCGCCACCGACACCGCGGCGGGGGTCCCGTTGACCGGGGGCGCCTCCGCGGCCGGCATGGTCTGCGTGCTCGAGCAGCCCGCCACCAGCAGCAGCCCGACCAGGCCGACGACGAGCCCCCGCATGTCAGGCCGCGTAACCGGTGTCGATCGCCGATGGGATCCGCACGATCACCGTCGACGGCGAGCTCGGCGTCGACGGTGCCGCGGTGGTGGTTGTCGTCGGCGTCGCCGTGGTGGTCGGTGTGGTGGTCGCGGGCGCGCTCGTGCACGCCGTCAGTCGGACGGCGATCGCGGCGGCGACCTTGGCCTGTGCCTCGTCCAACACCGCCTTCTGCGCCGGTGCGAGCTGCGGCCCGTCGGCCAGGTTCGCCAGGGCCGTCTTCAGCATGTTCTGCGCCGTGACCAGCGCGGCCAGGTTCGCCGCAGTCTGCGCGGCCTGGAACGCGGTGTTGGCGGTGTTCACGGCCGTCTTCGCGGACTCGACCGCCGCCTTCAGCCCGGCCAGGACCGCAGCCTGCTGGGAGTCGACGCTCTGCGCGACGGTGTTCGCGGCGATCGCCGCGGTGAGCACGGCGGCGTTGGCCTGCGCGCACGCGGCCGTGTCCGGGCCGGTCTCCTGCGCCTGCGCCGGTGCGACGGACAACGCGAACACCGACAACGCTGCGACACAACCGAGCCCGGCGATGAGCTTGTTCAACGAGGTTCTCCCTGGTTAGAAGATCGATGTCAGGCGCATCGGCTCCGCCGTGTTCGCGGCAGCCGTGCTCGCGGTGCACGTGTAGGTCGCGGCGTCGTCGGGTGAGTCGGCGTCGCGGGTGCAGCTTTGGGTGCGGCCCAGGTCGTCGACGAACGTGAACCCGGCGGGCGGTTTCCCCGCAGCACCGGGTGGCCCGGCAGGTCCCGGCGGGCCGTCGGCCCCATCCGCGCCGTCCTTGCCGTCCGCGCCGTTGACGCCGTCGCTGCCGTTCGAGCCGGCCGGGCCCGGTTCCCCCGTGGCTCCGGCCGGCCCCGGCGGGCCGGGGCCGCCGTCGCGACCGTCGCGGCCCGGGACACCCTCGGGTCCCTGCGGACCGGTTGCGCCCGTCGCACCGGTGGCGCCGGGGATCGGGGTGGCCTGCACTTCGCTGGCCTTCGCGCACAGCCGATCCGTCGCCGGGAGCTGCCCGCTCGCGCAGGCCCGCGCGACTTGCTGGGCGAGGTCGACGGACTGGTCGACGGCGGCGTCGCGCTGGTTGGTGGCGTTGTTGCCGCCGACGACCAGCCAGATCACACCGCTGATGGCGAGCAGGACGAGGATGGTCAGCCCGATGAGGATCCAGCGGATCCGGCGGTCGCGGCGCTCCTCGTCCTCGTCGTCGTCGATGCCGAGGTCATGGAGCTGTGTGTCGGGCACCGCTGCCAGCCTCGCTGTCAGGGGCCGCCGCTGGTGGGCGGGCCGCAGGTGTGTCATCGGTGTCGTCACCAGCCACCGCCCGCAGCAGTTCCGGTCGGGCTGGTGGGCGGATCCCGCGGGACGACAGCAGCCGCTCGAGCGCGAAGATGTGCAGGTCCGCCTCCTGCGCGACGTTGCGCAGAAGCCGGTTCTCGCGGCGGATCCGTCGGGTTTGCCGCTGGAAGTACGCGCCGGCAGCCGGGATCGCGGTCAGCAGCACCGTGAGTAGGCCACCGACGATCGTGAAGTCCACCCACCACTCCCCCAGGTCGCGTGCGTCGTGACGGTCAGGACGAGCCGGGTGGGGTGTTCGCCGTGTTCTCCAGCTCCGCAATCCGCTTGGCCTGCTTCTCGACGAGCACCTGCAGTTGCGCGCGGTCCCACAGGGCGCGCCCGAGCGGGTCGAGCCGCTCCACAACCTCGTCGACGGTCACCTGCAGGTCGGGGTGGTCGGGCATCAGGTCCCTTCGATGTGCAGGTACAGCGCCTGCGCGATGTAGGTGACCGGGCTGGCGGCGTTGACGACGACGGTGCCGCCCGACACGTTGCGGGCCTGGATGGTGCAGCCGGTCGTGGTGACGGTGCCGTCCTTCGGGGTGGCCACGGTTTTCCCCGCACCGAGCACGCCGGCCTCGCCGCGCACCAGCACACCGGTCGGCACGATCGGTGCCGGGGTGGTCCAGATGATGGGGCGCTCGATCGTCACCCCGGCCGGCCACACCGCGCCGCCGGTGAACGCCGGGTCCGTGGTGACGGTGACGCTGCCGCTGACCGAGCGGATCTCCCACGTGTGGGACAGGTCCCGCACATCCAGCGCCCGACCGGTCTGATCGCACATCCACCAGCCGGTGGTGTCGAAGACGGCCGGGGCGGGTGGGTCGGTCTGCGCGGTGGCGATCACCACCCCGGAGCTCGGGACGGTGAGCGTGTCGGCGTCCGGGCCGAGGACGTAGGAGTCGCTTGGCCTGTCGTACACCCAGCGGCGCCACGACAGCACGGTGCCGGTGACGGTGTGACCACCGGTGGTGTGCTCAGCCGCGTACTGGTCGAGGTAGGCGACGAGCCCGACCGCGTCGCCGTCGAGCTGATACACCGCGCGGGCGGGTGGCACGAACGTCGACGCGAGCGAGTTCATCCACACGACCGGCATCAGGCCGCCGCCTCGTAGCGCGCCAGCCGCTCCCTGACCTCATCAAGTTCCTCGGTGAGGTCCCCGACGTGCCCCCAGAGCAGGGCGAACGCATCGTACATCTTGATCCCCGGGCTGCGGGTGCCGTCGGTGTCGCGGACCATGTCCTGCAGCTCATCGGGCATGTCCTCGGCGATCAGCCCGATCTCTTCCGGGGCTTCCTTGGCCCACTGGATCTGCCGGTGGTCTTCGTCGACGATCGAGAAGAGGTCGTGCTCGTCGCGGGCGTTGCGGCGGTACCACATCGGGCGGGCTCGTCTGAGCGCCTTGCGCATGTCGAGCACGGCGGGCCGGATGTCCCGCTTCGTCGTCCGGGACGAGCTCGCAGTCAGCGTGTAGTAGAACAGCGTGTCGCAGAACAGGTTTCTCTTGGTGGTCGAAGAGTTCGCGACCGCGTAGATGATGCCCGACCCGAACACCAGGCCGGCGTCCTGGTTCACCGCCGCCAGCCACGGCTCCGGGGTGCCGGTGGCCCAGTAGTTGAGCTGGGTGGCGGCGATCTTGTTCCGGTTGCTGTCGAACATTGTCATGGCGAACCGGTTCCCACCCGCGGCGCTGGTGCGGGTGTCCACGGCGACGTCGACGATGGGGCTGTTCATGCGGGCGGTGGTGCCGTCGGTGTAGATCTCCGACCCGATGTAGCTGTAGTCGCGCGACCCGTAGTAGAGCGCGGCCCAGCTACGTCTGATCAGGGCCATCCCGCCGGACGCCGAGCTCGACGAGTCCCGGTTCCCGAAGATCGATACCGCGGCCTCGCCCGACACCACCGACGACTCGATCGACCCGAAGGTCGTACCGGAGTTGGGGTAAAGATCGATCCGGTCCGGGTTGGTGCCGCCCGGGTTCATCACGATGCGGCTGGTGCCGGACAGGGCGGTCTGGATCTGCCCGGTGATCAACGCGCTGCCGGTGACCGCGGACAGGTTGACCGTGTTCACGTTCGAGGCGTTCCACAGGCGCAGCCCGGACGAGTCGAGCTGGGCTCTCGCGCCGGTGGTGGCGGTGTAGATCGCCGACGACAGCAGCATGTCCGCCGTCACCGTGCCCGACGTCAACTTCCCCACGGACAGGTCAGCGATCTTGGCGTTGTTCACCGCCAGGTTCGCGATCTTCGCGGTGACGACGGCGAGATCGGCCAGCTTCGCAGAGCCGATCGCGCCGTCGAACACGTCCGCGCTGACCACCTGCCCTGGCGTGGCCGAGGCCTGCGCCGAGGCAGAGCTCTTGTTTCCCGTCCGGTCCACTGCGACCAACCTTGCGTACTGGGTGACGTCGTACGGGAGGTCGGTGACGGTGTGGGTTTGGTGCGCGTACATCACCCCGGCCTGTGTCGAGGCGCTCGGGGTGAACAGGCTGCCGGTGGAGAGGTGGACCTCGACGTGGTCGAAGTCCGGGTACGCGGCGTACATGTCCGCGCCCGTGGAGGTGTTGCCGTCCCAGTTGATCCGCACGGTGCCCAGGAACTCCGACACCGTCGGCGTGGACGGGATTCCGGGTGGGGTGGTGTCGTCCTCGGTGACGATCGTGACCGGGGTCGACCACTCGGACCAGTACCGCGGTTTCGTGTCGGTGACGACGTCGTAGGCGGCGACCCGGATGGTGATCTCCACGCCGGGGGAGGCGTCGAAGGTAGCGGCGGTGAAGTTGTCGGTGACGTCAGCGCCGATCAGCCACTCCGTCGGGGCCGCGGCGTAGGCGTACTGCACCTGGTAGCCGGCCAGGTCGGTGCAGGCGGTGCCGTCGGTGTTGAGCTGCACCGGCTCCCACGACACCGACACCAGGCTGTGGGCTTCGCCGTTGACCAGGTACGCGGTCGAGCCGGCGACGACACCGGTCGGGGCCTGCGGCACCCCCGTATCCGGGGCCGTCGAGGACGACGACGTCCCGACGACGGTGTCCCCGGACGCGAGCGCGGTCAACCGGGACTGCAGCCGGGTCAAGGCGTCGGTGACGGTGTCGTTCAGCGTCACCGTGCCGGACGGGTTCCGATCCGCATCCGCCGACAGGGTCCACTGCACGACCCGCAGCCGCTCCAGCACATCCGGCCGGGTCTGGGAGTACACCCAGTCGCCGATGTCGAACGCGCTCAGCGGGCGGGGTTCGCCGGGGAGGAACCCGATCCCGTGGGTGACCTCGAGCAGCCCGGCCTTGACCAGCTCGAGTTGCTGCTGCGCGTACGCCTCCACCGCGGCCGGCTCGTCGAGGTTGTTCGCCGACGCGGCGACCTCGATACGGCGGCCGCGGCGGGACACGCTGTCCACGTCGGTGATGTCCTCGTACACGCCGTCCGCGCCCGCGGCGAGCACGGTCGTCCCGGAGTCCCGCACGCTCCATTTGCGGGGGGCGTCGAGGAGGTTGCGGGCCTTGCGCAGCACGATCGGCCGCGCCCCGGTGGTCAGGTCGACGCCGCGACCGGCGGGGATCCACAGGTCCAGCCGCTTCTCGGTGCCGGTCCAGGTGACCGCCCACTCGACCAGCCCGAAGTCGATCAGCCGGGCGAGGATCTGGTCATAGCTCGAGCCGGGGCTGAACTTGGTGGAGATCACCTGGGGCCACGGGTCACCGTTGGCGTCCTCGTCGTCGGTGAACCCGCGCGTGATGTCGGTGAGGGTGCCGCGAGCCTGGGCCTGGTCGAGGATGTAGCCGACCAGCTCGCCCGGTGTCACCGACACGAAATCGAGCTCGCCCTTGGTCTTCTCGGTTTGGGTGGTGGTGCCCTCGGTGCCCTCGCTGGCCGTGGTCGTGGTCGTCGTGGAGTGGCTGCCCTGCGACGGCGAGGAGACGGTGACGGTCTTCTCGATCTCGTACGAGTTCTCGGCGAGCTTCGTGGTGATCGTCACCGTGGTGGTGGTGATGATCTCTTGGTTCCACACCAGCGCCTCGGCCAGCCGCAACTCGCAGAACCCGCCCGCGAACTGCCACGACCGGTCCTCGGACACGTCGTCGCCGGACGCTTCCTGGAGATACCCGCGCAACGCCCCGGCCGGGGACCCGATCGTCCAGATCTCCACCTCGAGATCCCGATCCGCGGTGATCGTGTCCCGCAACAGTGCGAAGTTCAGGCCGTCGACCGGGTAGGTCAGGCTGATCGACCCGGCACCGTTGCGTTCCCGGGACAAAGTCAACTGCGTCGCGTCGGGGAGCGCCACCAGATCACCGGTGTCGGGGTCGACCCCCCACAGCGCGATAACGACATCCCCGAACAGGGTTTCGACCGAGACACCGTCGGAGATCGAGACCGAATCGGAGAGGCCGACCTGCCCGACCAGGCTGGCCAACTCGGAGACGGTGAGCGTGTCGGTGGCCTTCGGCCCGACCAGCACCGAGTCGGTCAGGGCCACCGCGTCGGCGACAGCCGGCGATCCGGCCACCGTCGCCGTGTCCGACAGCGTGACCGCGTCGGCGCCCGTGACGGATGCCGCGATCGTGGCCTGATCGCTGATGGTCGCCGAGTCGCTCGCACCGATCGGGATACCGACGGTCGCCGTGTCGGTGATGGTCAGCGTGTCCGCGACGTTGATCGGGACGGTCGGGGCCGGGGGCGAGGTGATCCGGTGGCGGTGCCGGACGTAGGGCCGGCGGAAGACCGCGCCGCGACGGCTCATGAGGTCGGGGTCAGCCGATCTCGTGGACGGTCATCGTGAACGCCCAGTTCCCGGCCGGCGGGGCGACGTTGTGCTTGAGCCCGAACCCGTTCGCGGTGCCGGCCGGCACGACGATGTACTCCTCCGGCGTCGGCGACCAGTCGAACACCCACCCGGTGTTCGCGCCCCAGCCGTGCTCGACGAAGTCACCGTCGGTGCCCTCAGCGGATGCGGTGTGCCCGGCCGTGAACGCCGCGTCGGCGTCGGTGGGGTCGTGGTTGAGGAACGTCGACGCCGCGATCGAGGTGACGGTCGGGGCGGCGGTCTTGCGGACCAGCCGCACACGGGCGTGCGCCGCGGTGGGGATCGTGGCTTGCGCCAGCTCGATCTGCGCCCGGACGACCACGAGCGGCTTGGTTGCGCTGGCCTGCACGTTCAGGTTCGTCACCGCGCCCGGGTTCGTGACCACGGTCGACACCGTGTACATGCGAGCCGGCACCAGAACGGCCATGTGGTTTATCTCCTGTAGTTCGGGCGGGCGCGCCGCTGCGGCGGCAAAGCCAAGGCGGAACTGGCCGCGGACGGGACCTGCACCGCGACAGAGAGCGAAGTGCTCGCCGTGTTGAGCGTCGCCGTCTTCGTGCCCGCGGCGACAGACAGCTGGTAGGCGGCGACGGTGACGATGTAGGTGCCGGTCGGGTTGATCTGCCCGGCCGTGGTCATGCCCCCCGGCACGGTCCAGGTGCGCGCCGAGCCCTGCGAGCGGGCATCCCAGCCGCAGAGCAGGAGATCGAGGGTGCCGGACCCAACCGACGGCGCCGCGCTCGATGTGCTCGACGTGGTGTTGTTCTGGGTCGCCATCGTCGGCGTCCCGGCCCCGCGCAGCGTGAACAGGTGCACGGTGCCGGTCGAGTTGTTGTTCGAGTCGACGTAGCTGTACGAGGTTGCCCCGTCAGCGCTCGCGGTGCCGGTCCACACCTCAGTGCGACCACCCGTGGTGGCGCTCGTCCCGGCGTCCAAACCACCGAGCTTCGTGAACGGGGTGCCCGTCCACGAGCTCGTGACGTACCCCTCGTCCCGGAAACAGACCGCGACAAGGGAATCCCCGGTCAGCGTCGACGCGTGCGACGACAGGGTGACGGTGGCGAACTGGGCGGAGCCGGTGGTGACACCGACAACCGAGACCGCCACAGCTCAGGCCGCGGTCAGCGCGACGGTCGCCACCCAGCTCGCGGAGGACGTCTTCGTGCCCAGGTTCTGCACCAGCCGGTTGAGCAGCGTCCCACCCGACGAGGCGTTGATCACGCCGATCTCGTTCCAGGCCACGTTCGCCGACCCGGTGCCGAACGTGGCCTGGAACGTGATCGTCGCGCCGGACACGGTCGGTGCCGAGTCCACGATCTGGCGCGCCGACTCCGTGACCAGCGCGGTCTGCCCGGCCGACGCTGCGGTGGTGCTCGTGCCCACGGCGATCCTGGCGTTGGAGCTCGACCACGCGGTGCCGCCCAGGGCGGCGGCGAGCTGCCACAACAGGGTGATCCCGGCCGTCAACCCCAGGTTCGGCCCGGACTCGACCACCTCGTACGGGACCCGGTCACCGTCCCAGTACTTCTCGATCTTCACCCGGCCCTCGAGGACGACGACGTCGTGCCGGCGGGCGATCGCGATGGCCTCGGCCTTCGTGATCCCGGCCGGCACCGCCATGATCCGGGCGGTGTCGGCGATCGAGACATGGTCGTCTGCCACGGCAGGAACTCCTGACGTCGAACGGGGGAGCGAACGAGGAGGGGCAGGCCCGGGCTCAGGGCGCGAGGTAGCGCCGCCGGCCGGCGATCGTGCAGGTCGCCGAGCCACCGCCGGTGTGCACGAACTGCACCTGGAACGGTGTGACGGTCGGGTCGAGCTCGAACCAGCGCGGCCCCGGCCCGAACGTGACCTGCCGCGGATCCGGCGCCCATGCGGCGCCCGTCCCGGACCCGACGGTCCAGCTCGCGGTGTCGATCACCAACTGGCGGCCGGCCGAGATCACGCCGTTGTACTGCACAAACGCCGCACCGTGGATGAGTTGCGGGTTGTTGCACGGCCCGAACGTGAGCGTCAGCTCGTCCATCGGGGCCGTCGCGCCCGCGAACGCGGTCAACGCCTGGGTGGTGCCGGTCGTGCCGGTGACCGTCTGCGACACGGCGAGCGTGTCGAACCAGAACGCCTCGTACAGGGTCAACCCGATGTTGACCTGCGCCTCGGGGCGCATCCCGACCCGGTCGAACTCGATCACCTCGGTGACCTCGGCGTGCACGGAGCGGGACGACCCGTCGGGGCGGGTGAACGCGAGCAGGAGCTGGTCGGCGTACAGCAGGCGCAGCAGCTCGTCCCGGCGGGCGTAGAACTCGCCGGCCTCGGTGGATCCGCCCGGGATGGAGCCGTCCGGCAGGGCCCCGTTCACCCACACCGGGAGGACGATGTCGTTGGGTTCGAACCGCTTCGGGACCCGGATGGCGCCGTGGCGGCCAGGGACGGTGACGTTGGAGCCGCGTCGGGCCGGCACCTGCAGCAGCCCCGCCACCGAGGTCGTGAGGTAGGCGTAGGTGTCGAGCGCGACCCCGTTGATCGTCAGGGTCTCGCTCATCCGAACAGCCCCAGCGCGGCCTGCCGCCGCGCGACCCGCGCGACCGAATCGGAGTCGCGCGCGGACGGCTCGGTGAAGAAGTTGTTGTTCACCTGCACCTGCCGCTTCATCGCGACCAGGTCACGGCGCAGCTCGTCCAGCTGTGCAGCGACCGGGGACAGGTCGATCCCGGCGCGCGTGACCGCTCGGGCTGCGATCGCCCGGCTGATGTCGCGGCTCGTCGCCGCGATCCCGCCCTCGGCGTAGCGGCGCGCGAGGGCGTACCCCATCCGCTCGGCGGTCAAC